GTGGTGATTTTACTACGGATACTAACTTTGATTTGATATTATTTACTACAAAAAGACAAACTAGTGAGACATTAACTAGTGCAGATATTGATTATAGAGAGGATACTTATAAATTTGCAATTCCTCGTAATTCTTTGAAGCTTAATGAAGTAGAACAACTGGCTAATAAATCATATAAGGATAGAATGAAAGGAAAATATCTCATCTGTAGTTACAAGTATGATTGCAATGGTGGTAATGAATTTAAAGTACCATATATTAGCACAGCTTATAGATACTCAATGATATAATATGAAAAAGAAAAACAATAAAAAGACTATACCAGCATATGCGTTTGGCATGGATCAGTTGTCAAACTACCTTGGTGGAGCTAATGTATTTGGCTCTGCCATTTCTGGTTTATCAGAAGAAGGTTCAACAGGTGATGTTGCAGGTAGTACTATTGGCAGTGCAGCTTCGTTAGCCGGTGCTGGTCTCACTGTAGGTGGTCCTATTGGCGCCGCTGTTGGTGGTGGATTAGGATTGGTAAGTGGACTTATTGGTTCAATTAAACGTAAAAAGCAAATGCAAGCATTACGACGCAGAAAGGAAACCCTCAACAAGACCAAAATAGGTATGAATGCCGCAGCTGAAACTGAAGGAGAATATTGGGATGATAATGATCTTGCATATACATTTGAGAATGGTGGAATACTCCCAGACTTAGCTTACTTGGACAACAATGAAGTGGTTAGAGATGATTATGGAAATATTGTTCAAGTTCCAAATACTCAACCAGGCACAGATAATCATCTAGTGGATGCATCTACTTTAGAATCTGTGTTATCTGACAAAATTAAAAGACCTGGTACAAAGAACACATTTGCTAAGGAAGGACAAATATTATCTAAGATGACAAAACCTAGCAAAGGCAAAGATATATTTGCTGAAAATACAAACAGATTAAATAAAATAAATGCTAACAAAGCTTATAATAAATTGTTAGCAGAACAAGAAGCCGTTAAAGCTGCAAATGGTGTTAAGCCCAAAGTAAAAGGAATACCTGCATATGAGGACGGTACCAATAATAGAAAGTTACGTTGGGGCATTTGGAATGTAGAAGATGTCAATTTACCTGATCTTAACGTACTGGATAGATTGTTTACCAGAGATGCAAAAGATATAAGTGATCCTGATGCTACTGTTACTAAAGGTAGAGCTGGTATTTATGATGTTAAACCAGTAAGATACAACCGTAATGCTGCACATAATACTGCATTACAAATGGGTTCTCCTACAACTGGAACATGGTTTGCACCATTACAAACTACCGTAGCTACACCACAACAAGTAGATGCAATCACATATGCAAACGATGAACCAATCGCTGTTGATATACCTCTTTTACCGATTGAATCTGAACCAACTTTAACAAACACGTACACAAATGCATCGAATAAACAAGTTACAAAAACCCCTAGTACTACTGGTTCTGTAACCACCAAACAGACAACCAAACCTAACATTACTAAAACTACTACTCAAAGATTATCTGAACCAACAATACCACTAGTAAACACTAGTATGGCAATAGATTGGGAGGATATTGTTACTCCAGTAAATATACCAACGTCTGCAGATGAAGCTACTAAGAAACGTGCACTTGGTAAACCAAAAAGTGGTTATTCACCAGATTGGTTATCATTGGCTCCTACAGTGTATAATACTTTACAATCATTAAGAGGACCAGAAGAAGAACCATTAGTATTAAATCCATATGCTGGTGCAGTTAGAAGTACAATGGCTAGACGTAGAATGAATATTGAACCTGCAAGATTAGCTAACAGTAGATCAAGGGCCATTTCAAATTATAACTTAGCAAATATTAATGCTAATACTGGTGCTAATTTAGCAGCAAGAACTCAAGCCGCTGTTGATGAGTATGCTTCTAATGCAAACATGTACGCCACTAAACAAAATGCTGACAATGCTTACTTAGGAGAATACGCAAATACTCTTAATAATTTAGGACAACAATTTGTACAAAGTGAAAATATGTACAACTATCTTAATGCTAGAAACAGAGCTGCTGCTAGAAACTTTGGAGCAACTGCAACTAGTCAACTTGGTAAATGGTCTCAAGTAAATAGACAAATGCAAAATCAATACAATAGGGATCAAATGACACTACCATTCTTAGCTGATTTCTTAAGTCAAGGATTTACTAAAGAACAAGTGGATAATTTATTAACAAGAACTAGAAATAGAGTTTAATATGGTAAATAGATATGATAATCCTGCACAAGCAGAGTTCATAAATACATACGTTCCAATTCCATTTGAACAATTGTATACACTTGGGAAGCAGGCAAAAGAAAACGTAGATCAAGCATTAAAAGATTATTCAACAGCTTTGGACAAATGGGCTGAATTTCAATCTCCATCCGCTGCTGACACAAAAGCATACTATGATGAAACTTATGGTAGAGCTTTGCCTGTGGCTGAAGAATTGTCTAAAAACTTAGACATGATAAAAACTGCAGAAGGTAGATCTAAGATATATTCAGCAATAAACAATGTAGACAGAGCTAAATTAAGTATGCTTCGTCAAAGTGCTGAAGGTTTAAGAGAGAGACAAAAAGTAAATCAACGTCTAATGCTAGAAGGTAAATATAATCCCTTGTGGCACGATGTTGATTTTACTGGTTATAACACACTTACTTCAGGTATTTATAATGATGTATCTCCACTAGGTTATCAATCAATAAAAGATCTTACAGATAAATATGTAAATAATCTTAAAGATAGCTATTTGGGTAGATCCAACGGTTTTATTCATACTGGTGTAACTGGGGATCAAATTAAAAAAATATTGGATGAAAATAGAAGTGGTATACTATCTACTCCTGAGGCTCAAATGCATATGCAAGTGTACTTAAAACAGAACCCTGGAGCAACCGCTGAAGATGCTGCAAATGCTTTTATGGAAAGAGCATATATAGATAATCAAGAATACATTAGAAATAATATTACAGTAGACCCATATGCAATGCAAGCTTTGAAAGAACAACAAGCTTTAAGAGTTGCAGCTACACGAAAAGGAAAAAATGGTGAACAACCAACTGATTATCCAGATGCTTATACTAAATTGTATAATGACGCAGTAGTTCAAGAAAAGCGTCAAATGCAAAATAATCCAAATCTAACTAGAACAAGATCATTTATAGAAGGTCAAGCATCTATGATACAGACTTTGACAGACGCTGCTAATGCTCTAGAATTAGGTGCTATTACTCCAGAAGAATACAACACTATGTATAAGGCATACCAAGAATCTGCATCAAAGAACTACAGTAATGAAGCTATGGCAAATGCTTATGCAGAGGATGTTAGGGATATGTTTGCTAAACAATCTGATATATTCCCAGCTGTTGGAGTAAAACAAGAAATGTTACCATTGTACTATGATACTGCGTCCAGGGTGTTGAACGAACTTACTTATCCTACTTCAGGATTAGTTATGAACCGTTACAATAAAATAAAATCTTCTAAAGAAGTAGAAATTAACAGTAATGATGCTATAACTAATGGATTTACTATTCCAGATACTAATGGGTTAATATTGTCCACAGACTTTGTAAACAAAGTAATGAAGGTTCCTTCTATGAAATACACTGTTCAGGACAATTCAAGACTTAATAGAAACTTTGCAGAAGACCTAAAATCTGGAGTATTCCAAGATGTTATAAAGGTACCTAGAAACAAAATAATGGTAGGTGAATCCAATGGCCAACCACAATTATTTCAAAGGGTTAGTGTTAAGATACCTATTCAGTCTATAAGAAATGCTAACTATGATGTTGACAGTTTTAAAGAAATGGTTAATAAAACTATGGGTTTAACATCTGAAGTTGGTTTAAGTGTTAAGCCAATAAAAGGTGAAAGTGTGGAAGATGCATGGGGTCACTCTGACACCAGAGGTGGTGCAGCTCTTACTGGAGAATACTTTACATTTGATGCAATGGAACCAATTGATCCACATGGTATGACAAGAATGACTTTTGATCAAGAAGTCAATAAAGAACATGGTGGGTCTAAACTACAAAATGATTTATATGATAGTTCATATAACGAATCATATTCTTCTGATATCGAACTTTATCAAACTATGCTTAATCTGTTACAATAATATATGGAAACATCTATATTAGACAAATACAATGCTGGTTTAATTCCTTCTAAAACCAATGCTACTACTGCGGCTATACGACAAGTAAACGCCCAGCATTCCCCTTTAACAAAAATTAAAACAGGGTATGATCGTGAATTGGAACAAACTCCAATTGATGATTATGAAGAAATGTATCTATTGGACAAAGAAAATCCAGAGGAAACTCTTAAAGATAAGAGCTACTTAAAAGATGCATGGACCACTTTTATGAATAGTAGAGATCAAATCAATCTAATGTCGGAAAGAGCTAAACTAGCTAAAGATATAAACCCCGTATTAGATGATATTGATTATGAATTGAATTTTCTTAGTGATAAGCAAAAGCTTAAAAATCTTGAAAATACTATTCCTACTTTGGATGAGAATTCTGAAGAATACAAAAATGCAATATCTGAATACTTTCAACTCCAAAGAACATTAGCAGATAGACAAGAGCAATACGATAGCATCTTGTCTAAATATGGCGAAAAAGAAGGTGATAACATTGATGCGAGAATTGAATATCTAAGTAATTCTAGAAAATCGTGGGAAGAAGAAAGATCTAAAGTAAATGAAGAAATAAATAATATATACTCTAACTTACGAGAAAGATCTGAAAATTATACACCGTCTTCTGAATTTAGAATAAAGGAACAAAGAGCTCAAGATAAACCTTGGTATTCCCCAGATTATTTCTTATACGCTGGTCCAGGTTTAACAGGTTCTTCTATGGCAACTGTTAATGGTTATATTGCAGATGCTTTAGCTACTGGAGCTTTATGGTTAGGTAGACACTATGCTACTACTGGAGCATTGAACGCTGTCCCTGGAATTGGTGCTGCATCTAATTTAATTGGGTGGGGTAGTGCAATTGCAGCTACTGCAGCTAGTGTTGCTGGTAATATATACAGTAGACATAGAGAATCTCTAGCTCAAGTATATGGTGCGTATAGATCTAGAATTGAAGATAGTTTAAAGGAACAAGGTATTGACATTAAACAATATGCTGAAATTGGTAGAAACCAGTTAAAACAACAAGACCCCAATATAGATGTTTCTAAGATCTCTGATGATGAGATAATAGATAGAGTTATATCTGGAGAGATAACCATAAACGATGCAACTCTAGTAAATGCCAAAAGATCCTTAAAAGATGGATTAGAAAGAGTTTATGATAACAACATGGCATTATCTGCTATGGATGTTGCTCAATCTGCTTTAGTATTTGCACCTCTTGGTAAAGCTATGGGCAAAATAATAACAGCTCCAATTAAAACTGCTTTAAATCCATTATTAAAAACAGGTACGAAATTAAGCGAAGCTGCAGCAAGTAAATATAACAAACTTATAGACGCTTATACTGGGTTTAATGCTAGACTTGCATACAATTCCCCAGTAAAAAATGCTAGTCTGCAAGCTGCCAAAGCACTTGGTAGATTGGGTTTTTCTGCTACTGGAGAAGCGTTTGAAGAAGCCAATCAAGATGTATTTGATTATGATTATATTTCTGGTAAGTATGATGGAAAGTCTAGCAGTATTTTTCAATCTTTAATGGGCTTAGCTAACGCCAATTATCGTACTGCAAAAATATTATCTGGAATAGATACTGAATCTGAATTAGCAAATGATCCACAATTTTGGAATGATGTAAAAGGTGGTTTTGCATTAGGTTTATACATGGGTGGACCTACAATTGCTTATCATTCTGGGTTAAAGACTTACAAAGACATGACTGCCAACTCTTTTGTAAGAGACGTAGTTGCAGATCACATTGGTAAAAAAGATGCAATGATCAAAGCTATGTCTTACTCTGAAATGGCAAATAAGAAGTTGAATTATCAACAAAATGTACTTGATGTACTTGAAAATTATAAGTATAATTTGCCAGAAGGTATTACTGAACAAGATTTAAATGATGAAATAGCTACTGCAAATAACATTTTCAGTTTATCTAAATCCAAAGTAAACCAAAATATTGGTAAGACTATTGGATACAATCCTGGAACTACTGAATATAATACTTTAATTGGATTGCAACACTTGGCTACAATAGATGCACAAGAAGCACTTGACAATGCCAATCAAGCACAAGAGGCAGACAATGCTTTCTATACTACTTTGGAAAATGATCAAATGTTAAATCATTATTCTCCAGAAGAGAAGCTTACTGCTGTTGCATTAACTAAGTTAAACATTCAAAAGCAAGCATTAGAACAATTAAAAACAGCACTCGAATCTAAGCCAGAAGAAAATCAACAAAAGTTTGGTATAACGAATGAGTCAAATGCTGTTGGTAAATCTATTTCAAAAGAAATACCTAATATATTAAAAGACATAGATGCTAAACTAAATCAATTATCAGAAGGTACTAGATTCAGTTCAAACTTCATAGCCACTCCAAATTTGGTTAACAAAGGTATTGATAGTTATGTCAACACAATGATTGCAAATCATGACCTTTTGGTAGCTGAGCATAAGATGAATGAAATATTCGGTAATACTTTGGAAGATGGTAAACTTATAAACTTCAACAACGCTTCTAATGAATCAAAAAAGAAGATAGGTAAAAAGATAAAAGAAAGAATTGATAATTATATAAACAATTCAGATGAATCATCAAAGATAGTAGAAGAAAATGCAAAGGATGTTGTTGAAGCAGAATCTGCAAAAGAAATGTCTAGAGAAGCAGCTAATCAAAGTGATGATCAACAACCTATTACTAACAACGAAACTCAAGTAGATAATCAAGTAGCTACTGAAGTAGAGCAAGAAAAGGCAACGTCTCCAAAAACTCCTATTATGGATGACAGGGCTACTTCTGACATTGATACTAAAATACCAGTAGCAGAGAAGGAAGTAAAAGAAGATGAAGAATTTCCTACTAAAGGATTAGAAGAGTTAAGTAAGGAGTTTGAAGATACCTTAGCCAAAGTAAAAGAAAAAAAACAAGAAGATACTGAAAGGAAACCTAAACCTGAGCCTAAACCAGTTGTTGAAACTCAAGAAGACGAAGAGGATGAAATAGAATTTGAGCGAGCTGATGAAAAAGCTCTGATAGATCTTGCAAATTCTGAAGCTGTTCCAGACGAGGATGATAAAAAAGTATCTGAAACTTATGAAACTTCTAATCCTGAAGTAACTGAAGAATCTCAAGTAAAATGGGCCCGTAAGAAGATTGCTACAGAATCTAAAATGAACAGAAGAGCAGATATGGACTCTGAGACTAGAGATTTGGATGAATCTTTAGAAATTGAGGAAATGGTACAAGATAAAGTATCTCATACACTGTTCTTTAATCCTGATGCTACAACGCCTATTTATCCTGGTACCAAGCCAGGCAAGGAATTAGCAGAGAGAATAAAAGATCCAAACTTTTTTAATGATAGTTTCTGTGAGTTTGTTATAAATAAAGATTATACAGAAAAGGGGCATAAACCATATAAAGAAAATGATCCTAGTACATATGATTCTGCATCTATAATAATGTTAATTCATCATGGCACTGGCGATTATGCAATGGCTTTGAAAACTCCTTCTGGAGCTAGAACTTTCTTAGCAGCAAAATTAGCTAGCATACCTAAAGAAAGGCTTACAGAAGAGGATATTAATCTTATTAATAATGCTAATGATTTATCTATAGCAGATTTACGTAGATTTAGAAATGCAGTAATTTCTACAATAGAGTCTGCAACAAATGATGAAGCTGTAGTACCTAGCACAATAGTTAGAACTAAAGGAATACCTAATGTTGTTAGAAAAGATGGTAGAGCTGTATTCAGACCAATACATGAAGTAAAGGGCTTACAGATACCAACAGAAATTACTGATATTACTCCAGAAAATGTAACATTTGGTATAAGTGATGGTATTGTAAAAGATTCCGATATAATAGGAGCCAATGGTGAAATGTTGCCAGGTAAAGGGGGTAGTGGACAATTATTTATTTATCCACCGAAATCTAGTACTTTATCAAATCAAATGTTGCCATTACAATTAACTCTTCAAAGATTTGATAGAAATCAAGCTGAGTTTTTAGCTGAATTGTTAATTAATTATGGCACTAATCCTAACTCTGAATATAGAGATACAGGAGTTATTGCTGGAGAATTAATTGACTTTATGGTTAGATTTGGAGATGCTACCAAAGTAACCACTGCAGATAAAACATTTGATTGGTTAAAAGAAAAGCAATTGTATATTGATGATAAATCCAATCTAATAGTTGGTGAAAAAACATTCAATATAGGCAATTTATCTACTCAGGATAAAAAAGACATAGTTGAAGCTTTAATGGGATTCCATTGGCGTGTAGCTAGAAAGAATTTCTTCAGCCCAATAAAAGAAGCATTACCTTCTGTATATGATTATTTTAACAATAATTCTGTTGATTTGCTTGATATCATTCCAGGTATATCTCTTACTAAGGATGATTTCGTTTCTTCTACCCCAGTTTATACTATGGGTGTGTTAGAAAAAGCTGGTATAATAAGAAGTGACTTAGATGATCAACTATTTAAAGATTCTTTCGCATATGCTGAAGACATTCAGAAAGTACCAAGAAAGATCAACAATACTGAAATAAAAGAAGCTGCTGAAAATAAAGCTAGTTCATTGCCAAATATTCCTAGTATTCCAGAACCACAGACAAATGTTACTGAAGATGTTACAACATCTGAAATTACCACTCAAGATGATTCTTACATAAAGGAAATAACTAATGATGGAGAAATAGATCCTTTGAGCTTGGGTATTGATGAAGATTTTGATGTACCTTTTCGTAAAGTTGCAGGAAATATATCAGAAGTAGTAACTCCAGAAGAAATTCAATGGTTTAGAAATAAATTAGGATTACCAGAAGATTCTTTACATATCGTTGAAGATGCTATTGCACTTGGTGGTAATGAATATGCTATGGGTCTTGTTAGAAAAGATTCTACCATACTGTGGAAAGGTGCAGAACGTGGTACATTGTATCATGAAGCATTCCATAGAGTATCGTTATTAACTATTTCTCCAAAGGAAAGAAAGAAAATTTATGAATTCTATAGAAATAGAACTGGTTTTGTTGGAAGTGATAAACAAGTAGAGGAAGCTTTAGCAGAAGACTTTAGGCAGTATATGCTGAATAAAGTAGATCCTGAATTAAATCTTCTTAAAAGAGCTTGGAAAGCTATTAAGAATTTCATAAGTAAATGGGTTTGGAGAACCGATACTAGTATTGATAATATTTTTAATAGAATCGATTCTGGTTATTACAATAGATCTAAACAAGATTCGGCTGCTGTAAATGAATTTCTTGCTGCATATAAAGGTGCAGGTGCCCCATTTAAGGTAAGAGGTCATAAATTTAAAAACATTAATAACACACAATTTAAAGAAACTGTAAATTCACTTGTAGGTGCTTTATTTACATTAAATAATGTAAGATTGCGTGATGATTTACAGAATCTTAATTACGGAGTGTTGAAAGCTGCATTAAAACCAGAAATAACAGCAAAGTTAGTTGAAAAAGAAACTATTACTAAGGAGCAAGGGGAAGTTAGAAATGAAATATACAATACATTTGATACTGTATTTAAACCAGAAATTATAAATAAATTAAATGAGTATCAAATAAGAGCAGTGGATAAGCAGGAAAATATTGATGCAGAGATTGATGAGAAAGCAGTTGGTAATGATGTAGGTGATCAGATGGCTAACTACATTCAAGAACAATTAGCTGTTTCAGTTAAAGATAATGCTCTTGCATCTATAAAGATTTTCATTGCAACAATGCCTAGAACAGAATTTGTCATGAAACAAAAAACAAATCCTGATGGCACTGTGACTAAAGTACAAGGTGTTGCTGCAATAAAGAGTCCTGTTACAGGCTTACCTCTAATGGTCGACTTTGATAAATCTTGGAATACCATTATTAATGAAATTCACTCTGAAAACACATTCAAAGGAATGATGGACAAGAGTGCAAAACTTGCTAAAGTAACACCATTATTTAAAACTTTGTATAATGAGTTATACAAGATTACAAATGAATATGTACAAAAGAAAGGTATTCAAGAGGACGAAGTTCAAAAAATAGCAAGAGAGAATTTACAAACTCAGTTTAGAAACACATTTCGTAAAGCTAGACACAAGTTAGTTGGTATTTTATCAGAAAAAGTTGAAGATGAAAACGGTAATGAACAAACTAACTTGTATGTTAAAGATGAAAATGCAAATAAAGTATCTAAAAATATATTAGAGGGTTGGAATTACAATTTAATAACAAACAGTGGTGTATTAGATACTTCTGATAACTTATTCAAAGCAAAAGTTAGTGAATCTGAAGAATTCATAGCTAGAGAAATCAACAATGAGTTTAATAAAATAATAAAGGTTGTAGAGAAATATAAAACTACACCTAACAAGAAACTAGTAAATGGTCAAACTTATAAAGAGTATGTACCAGAGAAGTTAATTACTATTAAGAATAAGATAGTTGATTTACTTAATAAAGTTGGAGTAGAAATTGATTTAGAGTCACTAAATTCTTTCCTTACTAAGGAATATTATAATTCAGATTCTACTGAGTCATTAGTTTCAATGTTATCAGATAGATCCAATAAAGGTATATATTTCTTCTTTAATTCCAAAGTAAAGGATTTAGCAAAGATTCAAGAAAGTGGTGTAATTCCTGGTCAATACAATAGAAGTATTACAAAGTATTATGCTGATTCTAAATTCTTAGGAAGACTTGCTGAGACATATGCTATGTTACATCCTTCTTCTGATGAGTTGTCTGTACTTGCTACTGATGGTAAATTGTTATATCCTATATCAGAACACAATTATTTGTCTGATATGGTTCAAAGATTGGATAATGATCCAGTAACGGTAGAAGCACTTACCAAAGTGTTATACAATACTGGTAATAATGACAATCCTAATTATTTCAAGGGTTCTGTATTGTTAACAAATTTGTATAATAATGCGGATACTAAAGGTAAAATAGGGTTTGAAACACTTGTATACTTTAAGGAACAAGGTAGTGCAGATAAAGGACGTAAGTATACAGAAATATCCCCTCTTGAAGACTATATTGCTAAAATGACATTTACCAGAGCAGGTAGAATTATCTTACCTACTATGGGTGATTCTCAAACATATAATACGTTGTATGGTACTGCAATAAATAACTTCAAAAATCCATTTGATGTAAGCAATGGTGAAATAAAGTTCGATGCTCAAATTCTTAAAAGATTTATCAATTACTTTGAAACTGAATTAGATACCATTGAATTTAATTACAAGAATGAGAAGAATTTGACTGAAGAACAAAAAATAAAGAACTATGACACTGGGAACAGAAACGGTTATAGATTCAGATACTTCAACGGATTCTTTAAATTGAAAGAAAGACCTACCTTAAATGGTATTGAATTTGAAAAAGATTTTTCAAACTTTAATGAAGCATTAGACCTAGCAGAAGATCTTGGTGGTAATGAATATGGAACTTCTATTATTTCTCAAATAAGAAATAATTGGAATAAGTTCAGTAATGCTGAGAAAGCAAATCTAATGAATAACTACCTATGGGATGCATTTAAAGATGAGTTAGATTATGCACAAGAATTAGGTATAATTAAATGGGATGGTAATAAAATAGCTAGTGTAACGAGTTTAGCATTACCACAGAAAGCATTAGAAGAAGCATCTTCACATTATAAGAAATCTGCAACAGTTTCTAATTATAGCGAAAATCTTGGTGCTGCTGAAATGATTGGTAATTATTTCGCCAATACAATTTCTTCAGTAATTGAGTTTGAGAAACTTTTCATAAAAGACCCAGCTTATTATAAGAATCCTGTAGATAAAATTAAACGTCTACGTGAAGTATTATCCACCGGTGTTACTCCAAGAATAGACTACGAAGAAGGAAACCCAATGGCAGACCTTACTGAAGTAAATGTAGGTACATTATCGGATAACATTATAGTAAGTAGACAAGCTGATCAAATTGCAGAGTACGCTAAAAGATCTGCAGCTATACGATTACTTCAGGAAATGCATAACATGACATTAGATGAAGCAATTAGAACTTATGATAGTTCTGAAGCTTTACCTCAGGATGTAGAAGATGCAGCTAATCTTATAGTAAGAGATAAATTTAATGGTTATCTTAATCCAAAAGGTAAAGTAAACCAAACTGATGCCACAGTACTAATATCTCCAGAGTTTTATAAAGAACTAGTACGTAGAGTAGATGGATGGACACCGCAAGTAGCAAAAGCATTTGACTTACTTAATGATCCAAATGCAGATCTTGAAGCAGATATGGATACGTATGCAGAAGCATTGGCGGTTACATTGAAACCTTTGAAATTCATGTATTTTGGTGATCATTACGATGTAGGTGCTAAAAGGGATATACCAATATTTGATAAGATGGCTATGTTCCCTGTGCATCGTATCTTCTCTACTGGGGATATGGGTAAAGTGTTGGAAGTTATGCAATCACGTAATATCCACATGCTTGCTTTTGATTCCGCAGTAAAAGTAGGACAAAGGGCTAAAGAGGTTAAATCAAGAATCTATAAAGATAAGACTAATAAAGAGATAGACATGGACAGTTTGATGTCAATGCCTACTCACAAACAATCTTTGGCTAACTTTAGACGTCAGTTAATTACTGATCCTCACCATGCAGAAAGACAAATGTTTGTATCTCAAGCACAAAAAGCTGCTATGGGTAATATCAGAAGTGCATGGAAATATACCACACCAGATGGTAAAGTGTACAGTGGTGATGAATTAATTAACAATTTTAATGGCGCTCATAATGCTATTACTGAAGCTGGTAGAAGAGAGATAGAAAGAGATTTTGGTATTACTCCAGATAAACCTCAAGTAAGTGTACAAAGATTTGCTGAAATTATGCAACGCAAAGCTTTAAGTTCAAACATGAATGACAATGTTATTAATGGTTTGGATGTTGAAAATGGTGAAACTGTTGCACCAATTTCTGGTTTATCTGATAACTCTTGGATAGAAAGTGGTCTTATATCAATGTTGAATAAGTCAATTGTTGATACTAACTTACCAGGTGGTATGTTTATTCAAATGTCTTCAATATTGTATAATAGAATTGCTGTAACTTCAGACGCACAAAATGAAAGAAAGCTAAGATTTGCAAACACTGATGGTACTATGGATTGTGTTATTTCAATCAACTTATTGAAGCACATAATTCCAGATTACGATAAAAAGACTTTCAGTGAAGCTAAAAAGTGGTTGATAGATCGGGGTGTTGTTGGTCCAAATTCTAAAGCTCTTGCAATGGGTTATCGTATTCCTGCTCAAGGTCAAGCATCAACTGCAGCTCTTAAAGTAGTAGATTTGTATCCTGAGCAAATTGGTGATACTATCACATTACCTGATGAATTTACATCTCTTACTGGTTCTGACTTCGATATTGATAAGTTATTTGTTGCTAGGTACAATTATGATAAGAATGGTAATAGAATCAAATTTGAGACTAAAGAAGATTACACTAACAGACTCAGAGAAGCTGGCTTAGATGATGAAACCATAGTTCGTAAAGTCTACGAAAGATATAATGGTAAAACTGATTTTGAAGCTAATTCAAAGGAAGCAAATGAAAATATGCTTCTTGATATGTATATATCAGTTATTTCTAACTCATTGAACTTTGCAGAAGCTAGACAACCACTAGATACAGTAACCGATTACTTAAAAGATACTATTCTTAAAGAAGTAGATACAATAACTGGTCAAGGTAAACGTACAAGCAAATCCCAACTGTATTATGCCACTCCAGCATTCCAGAGTAGAACTAAAGCGGAGTTGAATGGTGGTAAATTTGGTATTGGTCCATTTGCATTAGCAAATGCTCATCAAGTTCTTACTCAATTGGTCAAATTAAGATTTAAACCAAATAAAATTTTAAGAGACTATGGTATAAGTAATTTGTATGGTATCCAGAGTAATGATAGAAATAAGATTAATATCCTTGACTGGTTATCAGCATTAATCAATGCTCATGTGGACGTTGCAAAAGATCCATACATCATTCGATTGAATGTAAGGAAGTTAACATTTAATATGACTAACTTCTTGATTAGATCTGGTAAAGGCGAAAGTACATTTTATTTCTTGCCTCAACAGATATTAAAAGACTTTGCAATAGAATATGACAAATACTCTGGCTTTTATAATGTAGATACACAAAACAAAAATCCTGAAAGTCTAGCATATAGAACTATTTGGAATACATATTTTGAGAAAGCAAAATCTTTATCTAAAGGTAAATATGATCAGCTTTTAGACTTTTTGAATGATAAAGGTGTAGGTGTTAAACAAAGAGAAAAGATGTTCGATGTCAATTACTTAAAGAAGCAATTGAAAAAAGAAGAAACATTTGATTGGTACTACAATCAGTTGCTTATTATGAAGACTTATCAAGAACTTAATCCGTTCTCAAGATCTTTGTCTGAATTAACTACATTATCTCAAATTGATACTAAGCGCTTTGGTAATAATTTTGGTTTACAAAGTGCATTCTTGGATAAATGGAAACAATTCATGGTAGAGCAACAAGTATTTGAAGATCCTATAAAGGTATTCTCAAATACATTCTTAGGTAAGAAAATGCAAGATGCATTAATATTCCCTAGAATTGCCTTCCAAAACACAATGATTAGACTTACTCCAGAATTTGAAAACTTAAGAACATTAATAGAATTCTATACTAAAGGTTATGCAATTAGTGATGATACATACATTAATAATATTACCAGAAGTATGGAAGCTACGTATAAAGCTGGTTTCTTTAATAAGTATTTAGCTGAAAATGGAATAAAGCTCAGTAGTTTGTTAGGTGGTCCAAATAGTATCTCTAAGAGATTGGATAGAATTAAATCTGATGTAAGAAGTGGCAAATATCCAGATTTATTAAGTAGTGATGGTTCATTTGAAAATGTACTTATTAATAACATCTTTAGTAGACCAAAGGAAGATACAACTGAATTAAATGGTCCTGATTTTATTGCTTACAAACCAAACAAGAGTGGTGATAATAACTTGGAAAATGAGATCATTAGAGCTTGGGAGGAATTGTGGGATAGTGATTATCAGGAAATAAGAGATTTTGCAAAAGATCTTGCATTGTATGCTTTCTATACTTCTGGTGATGCATTTGGTAAGAATAATATCTTTAGATATGTACCTAATTCAATCAGAGAGGAAATAGGTTATTTTGATTACATTAGAGATTTAGAACGAAATCCTGATGATGCGGTTAAAGATATTAAAGTATTCCAAGTAATAAAAGACTTGTGGTGGAACGACCACGTAGTTCCTACTATTGATTATTACGTATTAGATTCTAGTAGAGAAACTATTGAAGAAGAAGGTAGACCTGTATACAGGGCGTTACCTCACGAAGATAGTGGTTTTACTGTAGTAAACAAGAAAGGAGTAGAAGTACAAATTCCTGGCATCATATATGATAAAAAGTCTCAATCTATAATTTCATTCAATCAAAATGGTCAACCTATATTTCCACCATTTAAAAAAGTAAAATTAGATAGAAACAATGATCCTAGAACTACGTTCCTGTATGAGTACATAGGCATTAATGAAGATGATGCCCCAGTGTACAGATTGATTAACAAGAAGGGAATGAGTTATAGAGGAAACATATTAATTGAGAGTGGTAGAAATAGATCTGTTCTTAAATACAACAATGTTGTACCAAAGGGTTATGAAATTATGCCAGAAGAACAAATAACCTGGGTTACTGATCTTACTCCGGTAAAAGCTAGTTTACAAGCAAAGGCATTTAATCAAGCTGGTGAATTTAACACAGACATGTTTGCTAATATACAGCAAACGGTTAAAACTCAACAAGCAACTGAACCATTATCTTATCAAGAATGGGTTAAAGACTATCAAACTCAAAAAGGTGAAGCTGATGCAGAAGCGGCATATCAACAATATCTAGATAACTTTGAGTATAGTAAATCACAAGGTACACACACAGTACCTACTACAAAGATAATTTCTGGTGGTCAAACTGGTATAGATCGTTTAGGTTTAGAAGTTGGTAAAGAACTTGGGCTAGAAACAGGCGGAACAACTACTCCAGGATATTATACTGAAAACGGTCGTGATGAATCTTTAAAGGATTTCGGAGTAACTGAAATATCTCCAGAATTACAAGCAGGTAGAAAAGGTAGAGAATTTTATTTACCTAGAACAGAACAAAATGTATTGAATTCTGATGGTACGGTGTACTTTAGTACAGATGAAGATAGTGCTGGTAGAATTGCTACACAAAGATTTGCTAAACAACATAACAAACCATTTTTATTAAATCCTACTAGTCAAGAATTAGCACAATGGTTGGTAGATAACAATATTGGTACATTAAATGTAGCAGGTAATCGTGGTTCTAAAGTATCTCCAGAATTTGACTCTCAAGTAAGAAATACTATTAGAAATGCTTTTAGCTCTCCAATTCAACAAGATCTATTTGCATCTGAACAACCTTCAGAAACAATTAATATATATGCTGGTACTGGTGAAAATGCAGACTTAAGTAATTTCGCAATTAGACCTTTTACTATATCTGGTGATAAACCAGAATCTTCTATACGCATTGGTGGTAATTTTCAAACAGTAGAAGGAGCATTTCAAGCTCAAAAATTAGTATTTTCTTCTATGTCAGATGACGAAAAAGAAGCAGTTAAGAAACGACTAGAAACTGCTTCAGGTAGTCAAGCAAAATCTATTGGTAGAAAAATTAAAGATTTAAATACAGTTTCTTGGGATAAAGCATCCAGTGATATTATGAAAGATTTATTGTTAGAATCTTTCAGTCAAAATCCAGAAGCTTTAAATAAATTATTATCCACAGGTGATGCAACTCTTACTCATACTCAAGATAAAGGTAAATGGGGTACAGAATTCCCAAAAATTTTGATGGAAGTAAGAGAGTTATTAAGGAACCGATCAAACATCAAACAACCAGCAATTACTGATACTACTAAGGAATTCCTAGATTATGCTAATCAATTTGGTTTTACTGATGAAGCTGCTTTACTTGCAAAGGATTTACCAAAAGCATCCGAAGAGGCTAAGAAAGTAGAAGAAGAGTATGTATTTACATTTAATGACGGGTTTAAGATCAATTTACCATTCTCATTAAATGATCAACAGAAATCAGCTTTATATGAACTAGAGAAGTTCATTGAAGACTATGGAACTGAAATTACTTTATCTGGTTATGCTGGTACAGGTAAATCTACTATCATTGGTATATTTAGTAAGTGGTTAGATCACAGAATTGGTAGAGGCAACATTGTATATACTGCTCCTATTCATAGAGCAAATGTTATAACTAAACAAAACAATCCTAATGCTAATGTATATACGCTTTCTGCTCTATTTGGGTTTACTCCAGATACAGATGAAGCAATGGAACGTGAATCATTGGATTTAAGAGAACTAGAGTTTAGAGCTAAGAATCAAGTGAAATATGAACCAGGTCAATTAATTATTATTGATGAAGCTTCAATGGTGCAAGACGGTTTGTATGAATACATTCAGAAAATCGTAGCTAAAGATGGTGTTAGTGTGATATATGTTGGGGATTCTGCACAATTAAGACCTGTAAAATCAGATCATATTTCTAAAGTATTTACATCTGATGGAGTACCTCAAATAACTTTAACCAAAGTAGAAAGAACGGGTGATAATCCTATTTTAAAAGAAGCCACCAGACTTAGACGAGGTGAAGGATTGAGTTACCAAACTGATATAAATGATAAAGGTCAAGGGGTGTTGTATACTTCTAATGATACAGTTATAAATGAAAACTTAAAACAAATTATATCTTCTGAAGAGTTTAATGCTGATCCTTTGCATTTTAGAGTTATTACTGCTACAAATGCTGCAGCAGCTACATATAATTCAAAGATTAGATCTTTAAGATACGGAAAATTTGCTAAGCCCTTTGTAAAAGGCGACATTCTAATGGGGTACTCAAACAAACTTAGAAAACCAGATGGGTCTTATAGATTAATAAATTCTATGGATTATATAGTACAGAATGTTAGAGATACTACTGTCAAGTTTAAAACTGATAAAGGTGATATAGAATTTAAAGCATTCAAATTATCAATCAGACCTACTGGCAGTACTATTATGGATGACTTCCAGATTACTGTAATTGATAAAAATGAACCAGATTCTAAGCTATTTGAAATAGTAGAATATAAAGACAGATTGTGGAGAATGGCTAAAGAAGCCAAACAGGATAAGCAAATATCTAAATATAGAGATTTGGTTCAAATGGCGTTTAACATTGATAATGAATTAAACATTACCAAGAATTTAGAAGACAATCAAGGTAGGTTAAAAATTAGAAAAGCAATTGATTATGGATACGCACAAACTGTTTGGAAATCACAAGGTAGTACGTACAGTAAAGTTTTAATACTCTCCAATGAAATTGATACGTTTGGTTATGGTAGAGATGTAATGCAGTTAAGAAACGAGTTGAGATATGTAGCTGTGTCACGTGCTAAAAACTTTGTTATAATAAATTCAGAAGCAGAGAATAAGAAGAAAGTTTCTATGCGAAATGAAATAGCCGAAGAAGATTTATTAGACGATATAGAATTTGAACCAGCTACAGAAGAACAAGCAATAAATGCATCTTTGCAGGATTCAATTGATGAGTTAACAGCAAATGGTAAACAACGTAGAAAAGAATGTGAATAATTATGCAGTGTTTAAATGTTAAAAATAAAGAGGTTGCAGCTTTACTAAAGCAATATACAAAGATATTGGGTAATGAAAATGCTGCATATTATGTGTTATCAGAAAACAATGGTTATGGTTTAGATAAGGCTCCCAATGGGGAGCCATCTAAGCTATTTTCAGATTTAGTTAACCATTTTAATGGTAATAAGAAAGAAGCTATACGAACAAAGTCATTAATATATTCTGCACAATTTAGACAGATAAGAAACATTGTATTAAATAATGATGGGGAAGTATCTATAGATGTATTATTAAATAATTCAGATAAAATAAATAACCCATCATACGTTCCAAAAAAAATACATGAAACGTATAATAAACTTATTCAAGCCTTGACAAGGCGAATAAAAGACATTCAATATGCGAAATATAGTGACAGTAAGAAAGTAGATGAATTAAGAGCGTTGGAATTTAAATTAAACCAATTGGAAAACGATCAAGCTACTTTTGAATTTGTAGATTATATGGCAAGTGATGTAATATCTGCATTAAATGAAGTAAAGGCTTTACAAACCAAAGTAAATGAAAACCAAAAGTACAATAACCCGCTAGATATAACTTCTGCAGAATTAGATATGATAAAGAAAGGTTATATTGGTTTTTATGGCAACATTGCTACTAATATCCAGAACATGTTGGATGATGAATCTACGTTTGACTATTTAAATGATCCTCAATTAGTTGAGGATACAAAACAAAACTTAAAAAGGACTGTAGGTGACTACTATGAATTAGTAAGAAACTATAACAATTTAGCAGACATTGTTGCTAAAGATAATTTTATTAGAGAAGCAACTAAAGCTGGTTCATTTACTATAGATCATCTTAAAAAAATATTAGATGAAGGTGATGTGGATATAAATCTATGGGATCAGTGGGCAGGTAGTACACAATATTCTAATAGTGAGTTAGTACGTATAATTCTTAACAAGATAGTTAATACTAAAAATAATGTTGCTGAAAAAGAACTAGAAGTAGGTAAAGAGCTTGTAGAAATACTATCACATGTAAATAAATCTAAGTTAGCTTATATGCATGAAAAAAATAAAGATGGTCATAAAACAGGCTTTATAACAAGAGACTTAAATTACGGTCAACACTATCAAGATTACTTGGAACATCAAAAAAAGTTAGCCGAAAAGTTAGGATTTGGAGATAAAGATATTGCTGAAGTGCCTGGTTTATTGAATCCAGAGCAACTAAAGAAATGGAATAAAGCAAATAATGATTGGGAAGCTAAACATACAATTCGTAAGTTTACTCCAGAGTATTACGAGCTAACTAACAGTCTTAGTGAAGAAGCAAGATCTCGTAGAGATTCCATAAATATGGAAATAAATCTATTGTTAAGTACCACCGTTGATAAGAACGGAGATTACCACAGAGAAGATTTATCCGATGAAGATTATCTAAAATTACAAGAGTTAGAAACTAGACGTAGAAATTTAGCTAATCCATATTATCCAGATGGTTCAGTAAAAGTTGGATTAGATAAAGAAATAGCAATAGAAATGAGAGAGTATAATGAAAAATTAAGAGAGAAATTACATTATACTCCAAATATGGAAAAGTTTAATAAAGCTCTACAAAAGGCAAAGAAGAATTTAAGTCCAGAGAAATTTGCTAAGTGGGAACAACGCAATACAGTTGATCAAATAATTGAAGAATTCTGGGACGATATTAAAACTCTTTCATCAAACACAAATAAATCTGATGATCAAATACTATATGAAACGGCTAGAAAGAACATGTTAAGACTTTACACCAGAGAAGATGGTAAAGTAGATGTTGATAGCATGCCTGACCAAGTAAAGTCGTGGATTAATACTTATGATGAATTGATTTCTGAGGAAAGTTTGAAAACTCGTGATAAATCAAAGAAATCCAAAGTAATGGACATAGCTGAATGGGAAGTAAACCCTAGATTCTATGAAGAATTAGAAAGAGTTGAAAAATTAGGTCAAGCTGAATATAATGCGTGGGTTTCTATAAATGCTAGATATGACTATGAAGGAAATCTTGTACCAGCTTCCTTTTGGAAGAAATTAGTTCCGAAGAAAGAGTTAAGAGCTAAATACATGCGCAAAGTACCTAATAGATCTTGGTCTGAAATCGATAAAGAATCACCTTTCTACGATAAAAGATTTACTAAATATGCAGATCGTGGAGAAACAAGAATTCCAAATCCTGAATTGTATGACAACAGTGCAAATTATCGTAAAATAACTTCTGATTCAAACTTAAAAAAGCTTTACGATAAACTTGTTGATGTAATGGAATTATCAAATTCTAAGATTCAATTCTTAAAGTATGAAAATAAATATAGACTACCACAAATAGAAGGTGGGGCATGGACACAAATCCGAAGTAAGGACAATATTTTAAAGGGGTTAGCATATGCAATAGAAGATACTTACACCGTAAAGGATGATGATAATGCATATATGTTGGAAAATGCTAAACGATCAGATGGGTCACTTGTTAAACTTATACCTACTAGGTATATTAAGATGTTATCAAATCCAGACGCTTTAACAAACGATATAGTAGGATCTGTCATTGCTTATTACAAAATGGCAGAAAATTATGAACAAATGAGTGAAATTGCCCCAGAATTAGAAGTAGCTCTTGATTTTGTTAGTCGTACAGATTTTACCGATAAGAAGGGTGGTAGAATACAAGGTTTGGAAAGTAAGACATATGATAAATTAAAATCTGTACTAGATCAATTGGTATATGGTATGGAAAAGAATGCATTAGAATTAGATGTTCCTTTACCAAAAGGCAAACATGTGACAGTAAGTGTTGGTAAGTTAGCTGCTAATTTAGCTGCATACACTAGAATACAAGGCATAGCTCAAAATATGAATGTGATTCTTACTGGTCTTATTACAAACAAAATACAAAATAGACTCGAAGCAATTTCTGGTATATACTTTGGAAATAAGGAACTTGCACAAGCAACAAAATTAATTATACCGTCATATGCGAATGCAATAAAGAACATAGGTCATTCAAACAACAAAGACAAGGTTCTATGTTATATGGAGTATTTAGGTGTAGTAAGAGAAAATGCTCAAACCTTTAGTAAACTTAATCAATCTAGATTTTTAAGAGCATTAAATCAACACTTCTGGTATTTTGGACATGAAATGTCAGATTATGTAACAAAAGGTAAAATGGCATTGGCAATTGGTCTATACTATAAATATGATCCTGAATCTGGTAAATTCTTAAATAAGAACGAATTCCTAAGAAGATTTAAGAGCAAAAAGGAGGGCAATGCCAAATGGAATACTCTAAGTGTAACTTTTTATGATGCATTTGAAGTTAAAAACAACAAACTAGTAATAAAACCAGAGTACGCTAAATCTCTCGATGAAGCTACTATAAACAAAGTTAGAAATACGGCAAAACAAGTAGGCACCAGAATTGACACGCAATTAACAGATTTGGATAGAAGTAAATTACATGCAACTGTAATTGGACAATTATTACTTATCTTCCGTAACTTTATTTTGGTTAACTTACAAACTAAGTTCTTAACTAAACGTCAATTTAACTATTCTACAGGCATGTGGAGCGAAGCTCAAGTACCAGCTGCAGTTAAATATGTATATAGACATTACTTTAATCAGAACAAAATAGATCAATTAAAGGAACTATATCAAAATCATTATGATGAATTGGACGATTTCGAAAAAGGATGTCTTAAAAGAGTTACTTATGAAGTTTTATTTTCCACAGTAGGTTTTATGATCATTTCTTCTTTAGTAAGAGCGATGGCAGATGATGACAAACGTAATTGGTGGAAACAAGAAGCAGCTTATCTTACTCTAAGAGCTTCATTAGAGACACGTGGTAACATATTACCTATTGAAGTAATTAACTTACTTAATACTCCTACTGCTGCATGGTCTACTTTAAAATATTGGGGTGACTTAACTACAATGATGTTGAATGATCCTACACAAGAGATAAAAAAAGGTCCATACAAAGGTATGAACCGATTCCAACGATCCTTAATTAAGGCTACTCCTTTAAGAAGTATATGGGAAGCACAAGATCCAAGATCAAAAATGGAGTATTACGATAATGTGATTTCAATATTTAACTTTTAAAGCCACAAAAATTTTAACGGCCATTACAATAAAGCCCCTTCAGTTTTTGCTGTTGGGGCTTTTCTATATTTTAAATCTTGTAGTGATATACTTTCACCTACCGGTTTTGTTACTTTTGCAAGAGGATTAAATAGGTATTCATGAACTTTACTATCAACACTAACATTCCAAAAATTTAATATTTGTAATTTAGCTTGATATCCTAGACGTTCATATAAACCAAGATCTATCTTGTTTACTATGGAATGAATTGAATAAGCCTTATTAAAGGTAAATACTCTATAATTAATTCCATCTATTGTTAAAGTATAATCACAATAATATAGTCTATGTTTCTTTAATCTCTCTATTAAGTAAGCTTTAGTATTATGAAATACTAAAAAAATATGATTTGAAAGTAATGGGTTATTCATATCACTTGTGTACATATTTACAAACTCACTATTTTTCAAATCATATTTTGTAAAGGTATCATAAAATATTTGAGGAAGTGAAAATATACTATGTTTTGTATATTTATTAATAATCATAGTAGTTCTGCTCCATCTCCTTCATAATATTCTTTTATATGATCCCATAAGTCATTATCTTTGTGCCAAGCTATGCGTTTAATAGCATCTTCAATAACACACACTTTGGCTTCAATGTATTGATTTTCAATATTAAAAACCTTTACTTCATAACCGTCATGACTTTGAACAGCTATTATATATGTTTCTCGTGTATATTCTTCTAAATCTAGTTTTAATTCATTTTTAAAATACCAATAAATTGCAAACCAGTAATAAGCTAATTGTCTACAATAGTCAAATTCTTCTATAGAATGTCTGAAATTATACACATCAGCTGTAGTTTTAATATCAACGAGTATTACTTTCTTATTTGTATGATCAATCATTACTCTATCGAGTAAAGATTTACAAGGGAAGTCTCCTAACTTAGAAGCATTTGGAAATTCCCAATTTATATGAAATTCATTATGAACTTCAAACGTTTTTGGATAAGCAAATAAAATCTCATTTGCTTTTTTATGCTCTTGCATATTTTGCTTTATGGTCTTTAGAAGAGCCAAATCAGCAAAAGAAATAACTTTCTTACTATCTTTATTTCTAAAGTATTCAATGTAGTTTTTGTATAATTCTACTAGTTCTTTTGCTTCTTGAATTCTTTTATCAATAGATTTATTATTACTATAAGCTGCGTTATAACTCATTAACAATATATCTTCTTCAGTAGCAAAAGGATCGGTTAATCTCGCAGTAGCATAAAATTCTAGAAGATCTTTTTGTTGTTTTACTTTAGGTACTGCAAAGTCTAAAATAATATAATCATTCCAGAATTCTTCTGGTTGAAGGATATATTCATGAATCATAGTTCCTTTATCCAAGAAACTTGCTTTTAATCCTTCAATTTTTCCATCTAGCATATCCTTTAGATATCGGGGTCCCTTTTTCAGGAACCATCCGATATTTGAATTAGATATTCTAGACATGTCCTCATAATAAGGTATGCTTATATCCATAATTACTCTTCTAATTTACTTAAACGATCTGCTTCCATTAACTCATTAACGAATGCAATATCATTTAGTTCATCTGCTTCAAAATAAATATCTTGTTCAGTCTGAGACATTATATCATTATTCATATTTTGCTCGTCTAATTGTAAATTAACTAATTCGTAATTCTTCATAATCGTAAATTTTTTAAGTTATAGTTCAAATGTTGTTGGTCTAAAATAAATCGAATAAGATTCATCAAGTATGCTTACGTTTGCTACACGTACATTAGTCCATTCTGTTTCCTCTTGAAATACATAATCATATACAGGACATGCTGTAATATTATGATTCCCAGTATGAACATGTCCACATAGAGCATACTTTGGCTTTTTTCGTTTAATCTCGTCAGTTAGTGCAGCACAACAATACTGTATTTCAGTTCCATTGTCATGGGTAGTTCCTACTTCTGCAAGATTAGATGCTTCGTGAGTCATTAATATGTCTAAGTCTTTTGGTATCTTTTCATATTTCTTAACTAATTCAGCGTGATTAGCCATGAACGCCCATGGTCCACATTGTTTACACCAAGATGTTCCATATATTTTATACCATTTGTCATCAGTACTATTATATACTTTTGTTTCTCCATCAATCAATATAGTTAATTTATTAAATAAGTAAGTATTTGATTGAGTAATCATCTTTTCAAACCAAAAATCATGATTACCTGGAGTAAGTATAATAGTAGGGCAATCTATCTTCATTATCCATTCTTGAAATTCATTAAATATCCATTTTGTCATTTGAATATAGTCTCTTTGAATCTCTAATGGAGATATATCACCACATATCAATAGTAGGTCACATGGTTCTATATCAATAAGGTTACCATGTAAATCACTAATTGCTGTTACTTTCATTTAGTTTCAATTTTTGTACTCTATCTTCGTGCTCTTTTAACATTTCATTGCATTTATCTCTTAAACATTCTACAAAGTAGAGATTTTCATGTCCTTCAAATTGTTTAAAAAACTGATCTGCAGCTTCTTTGTATATGTTTATATTATGATTTTGTTTATAATATTCTTCGTGATCACTTAGAATTATATCCTCAAAATCATCATTAGATTTTTCAAAGATATGCATTAATATCGCAGTTCGATGAGATATCTGTATGAACTTTCTTTTATAGTTCTTGAATTCGTCTAATACATTCATCTGTCTCTTTATGATTATGTACTACAAATAACTTATACTTCTCAGCTAATCCTTTATTTAATAATGACCACATAAACCATTTCCATTTATATGGCCACACATCGTTAGGTCTTCCTTTAGCCTCTATGATAAAATTATCTCCAACAAAATCTGGAGTATAAGTCATTGCTCGAATCTTCTTACCACAAAATGTAAATGCTGGTATTAATTCAAATTTAATAGGCTCATATTCTGCTTTGAGATTATGAGCCTTTAACTGTTTATAAACATATGTTTCAAGTTTACTTTTAAATTTAATACCATCATATATATTTGGTGTGGCATTTTTAACTTTCTGATTTGTCGTTTTCTTTCTTTTTGTTTTTCTTTGCTTCATAACGATCAATATATGTACAAAGTATACTTCCACAAAGATTTCCAATAAAACTAATCAGAATTAATTGTAACCATGTTAGACTTGGTGTACTATTTAACCATTCCATGTTCGTTATATTTTTCTATTTTTATAAAATGATTTGCAAGTTTTTCTAAAGATATTAGATCATAATTAGCTAGATTTCCATCTATACCTACATCTACTCTTAATTCTTTAGAATCTGTATTTATTTTATCTACTTTTCCATGACAATGACCGTGTATCATAACAGATCCTTTATCTTTGTGTTCCCAACTTAACATTGGAAAATGGCACATTATTAATTCTAGATCTTTATGTAAGAAATCGTATACAGATTTCTTAAATTTAATATTCTTGATCTGAGTAATATGATTGAAATAGCATTTTAAGTGATCTGGTACTTTATCATGATTACCAAGTATTAGTACTTTGTTACCATTTAGTCTTTGAAATAGTTTTCTTTTATCTTCTACTTCACCAAATGCAAGATCACCTAAAATATATACAGTATCTTTCTTATTTACTCTAGAATTCCATAACTGTATCATAGCTTCTTTAGCTTTTTCAACAGTACTTCCAAATATCTTTTTTCGCTTAGGATGAAATTCTAATATACGGTCATGAAAGAAATGTAGATCTGAAGTAAACCATATCATAGCGTTTCTTTTTTATATCCCCAGACATAACCACCAGCAGTTTTTCTTTCTCCTTTACAACATTTTACAATATTGTTATTAAAAATTCCAGTTTTTCTTTGTGCATCCATAAAAGATAAATAAGTATTTAAATAATTTCCGTTTTTATCATATTGATTTATAATAATACTTTTCTTTTCTACAGCTCTTTTTATTGCTGTTCCATAATTTGTATTATATGATGCCGTACACCATTCAAGATTATCAACATGATTGTTTAATTTATTTTCATCTTTATGATTCACATATTTTAGATTATGTGGATTTTTTATAAATGTAATTGCAACTAATCTATGAATTTGAAAATGTTTTGGTTTTTTGTTCTTATATAATTGAACTGAATAATATTGTCTTCTAATTTCTGGTTTTAAAATAAGATTTCTTTTTAAAGACTTTACTCTTCCGAAATTAGAAATCATATAATTTTCATAATCTTTTATCTTTTTCCAAATTTCTTTATTTATTTCTAGATTGTTGTAATTCATAATTTAACCATTCTTTTACTTGTATAAAACTGTTTTTTTTTACTGCATCAGATATATCCTTTGCCTTAAATTTCTTATGTATGAAGAACGGTTTTATTTTAGTTTTGTTGTAAAGTTTGATAGAATTTCTACATCCACTGGGATCTCTATCAAAACATATTAAAATACGCTTAAATCGAAGTTTAAGTGCATCTATAACATCTGGAGTAAGAAATGTGCTTTCTGAAGCTGGTGATATAGCAGTATAACCCATTTCATATAAACACATAACATCTTTCATAGATTTAGTAATAATTAGTAAATCACCTTTTTTAGGTAATTGTTCATATCCCTGAATATCATATGGGGTTAAATTATTACGCCATTTAGTATATTTATCTGCTAAAGGTCTGTAAATCTTAAATCTATCATATACTTTATATGCATACATGGGATTATTTTCCTTATACACTCCCTTTACTACACCATCACACAAATAATATTTTATACTACTTACACCAAATTTCTTTAAAGTCTTTAGAGAAATTCCAAATTGTGACCAATATTGTTTATCTATATCTGTCCAATCTTGTCTAACTACTCCAATAACTGTTTCAGTAGATTTCTCTACTTCTTTATTACTATGCAATACCGTATTATTAGTAATTTGCATATCCTTTACTATTTGATTTAGTAGATCATTATAATTAGTTATACCTGTATATAACTCTACGAATTTAATTATATCTCCGCATTCACCATTACCATGATCTTTAAATAGTAATTTTCCAGTCTTCTTACTTCGGAATATTCCAAATGAGGGATTCTTATCCTTTCTAAATGGACTATTATAGATAAATCCAACCTTAAATTGTCCTAGATATCTAGCATAAATATCATATTCTGTGACTTTTGATAAGATGTAATCCAGAGTAATAGGATTATCTTGTTTTTTAATTCTTTTAGAGTCATACATATGATATAAATTTGAATAAGTGCAATGTGGGGTAACGATCCCCACGAATCTAACCATTAGACATTGCTCCACCTTTAACAATACCCCCTGTGTGGTCAGTGCCAGCCTACGATCTGGTTCTCCTGGTGCGCTATCATTGAAGTATTTATCAATATGCTAAGCGTGAGAAGTCTTCGTTCTATTGCGCAAATAGAATTTATATTTTTAAAATGGCAATCCGTTAGGATCGGCATTGTTCACATTATCTAAAGTTCCGTCTACTACGGTAAATGAATCATTAGATAATAGTGGATTTGGATTCGATTGTTCAAAATCAGCAATTACTGGTTTCTCAAATTGATCAATATTCAACTTGACAATAACAGACTCATTCTTATCAACAATCGTCATCGGTTCAATAAATCTATATTTTGCATACTTCGGTAGAGTAGTATAACCACTATTATTATATACTACTTTAATACGAAGCAATGTAGACTTATCTGCATTGTTAAGCTTTTCAGCTACCCAAGTAATAAACTCCTTAAAGCTTTCGCCATTAAAGACTCTATCTTCAGGATTTGGATAATAACATTCAAGAATCTGGTCAATTCTTGCAAACTGATTATCACATTTTCTTTGCAAATCTTCATCAGACATATTGTCTGATTTAGACGGTTCCCACTCTGTATGAGTCATAAATTTACCATCTTTTGCAACGAATTTAAACTCAATAAAATTATTACCATTAAGAGACTTATCTACTCTAATTGATTCTAATACTACATTGTCATGGATACCAGCTGCTAAATATGCAATATCTTTTTTCTGGATAGCTTGTGCTCTTTGTGAACTATAAATCATCTTCTTCTATGTTTTGGTTATTCTTGGTCTGGCAAATAAATTTTATCCCAATATACTGAGATTTTTCCTTCGTCATCACTTTCTGCGATAACAATATTTTGACCTCTTAGGTGTGGAGCTCTTGCTTCAATAGTAATATTCTCCCCACCTTTAAAGGATGCAATGGTTTGGTTCTTCTTTCTAGAAATATATGCGATAGCATCAGCTTCTCCACATATAATATTACTTAGCTTTCCAGCTAAATCTAATTCCATTTCTGAAAGTTCTTCACCGTCTTTGTTTACGAGTTTATCCTTAGTATGACCTATCAGGATAAAATTTTCGCAAAGTTCTCTAAACATATCTAATACTTTACGTACAGCTTGTCTTACATAAAACCAGCCACCACCTTGCGGCAGTAATCGTACATCTCCTTTATAACTCTTCCCCATTGGAGTTTGATTATATAAAGTGAGAGCATATGATAACGTAATTTCTTCCAAACGTGTTGCGTTATCGATTGTGATATATTTGTAGAAATATCCATTACATTCTTTATTCTTTTGTCTAATGGCATTAGCTATTTCACCTAAATCATTAATATTTCTAGCTTGTACTGCTAAGCAATCAATAAATTCAGATCCACCCTCTAGATCGATAATTAAATTATTTTCTAAATGAGCTGCTAATGTTGTTTTACCAGATTTCTCTTGTATTCTATACAATTCGCTACATTGTATACGTTCTCTTATGAACTGCTACATATCACTATGTAGGATAGACTATATCACCATCTTTATAATAAAGATGTTCCCCACTTCCATCTACAATCGCTTTAGATGTACTCTCTTTCGAGATAGTCGTTGAACTTTCTTTATGATTTAAATATATTTTTTTAATTTGTTCTAGAAAAAATGGTAGAGTTAAATCCATTTTCATTCTATTACAAGAACCACAACAAGGTACACAGTTATCTATAGAATATTCTTTAGAATTATCAAGCCTATCTATACCTAAACAACGTTCTTTGTTACAATAAAAACATGATTTAGAACATAAATCATTAACTTGCTCTAAAGTTAAATTAAATGGAATGTTTCTATTTAATGCGTTACATTTAAAATGAATATATTTATAACGAATATCTTTAGGTAATAAATTTGAATATTTCTTTTTAAAATTTTCACTTCTCCATTTACCTATACATTTTGAACATCCCATTCTATTAGGATATAATCCATCGTTTCTTACTTTAATTTTTCTATTACAAGATGTGCAAGTTCCAATAAAGTATATTCTATTAGGTTTAGATAAATCTATATCTTCTATTTTTATAGATCCTATAGTTTTACCTATGTACGTTTTATATTTATTTATAGTAGTTTCTTTTATCATAAAGCTTAGCTGCTGATTGTTTTATAATATCCGTTTTTTATTTTTAAGACGTAAAATATTATAAAAGGTTCCAGCAATTCGAGGAATTTACATAATATATTACTATATTATGGCCCAAATTTCAGGCTTACCAAAAAAGATAAGAAATCTTGGATTTCTCACCTTTGCTTTAATTTTCTCAGTAGGTAATACTATCATAATGTTAGTCTATCTACTTCTCAGAAAAATTTGAAAGAATTTGATATAGTTTTTGAAAAGTTTTGTAAAAATTCTGAAAAGATTTGTTATAAGTTAAGTTACGCTGCAATTTCTAATGAATTAATATTCATTGAGATATTGTAAAGAATAATACGATCCTTCTTAGGAAGATCATTAAAGAATGATGAATTTGTAAACTTCGGAATCAATCGAGAACCTACTTGGATATAATTACCATGAATCTTAACCGGAATATCACCAATCTTAAAATCATAGGAGGGATTCTCCGTATAGTAAATATAATCAAACAAGCGAGAAGCTGCTTTATTCCATTCTAGATTCAATGCTTCCGGAGTAATATCCAAAATTGTATAATTCTCATACGGAGCATTATCCAATGTCAAAATTGTGTACTTGTTATCATTCTTGTTAGCCCACGGAAAGATAGATTTAATCTTATCCAAAATGCTAATCGTATAATCACTCTTCTTAGAAGAAGTAGTTGTCGTAAAATACTTACTCAAATCAATCGTATAGTCAAGATTTGTGTTATTCTTTGCCGTGTTGTTTACTGTATTATATTTGTATGTCATAATTCGCCTTTATTTAACCAAGATTAATAAAAATCCTATCTATAACTCAATTAGGTTGTTATATTTCAGGTCATTCTCAAATTCAAGTATTGCCAATTCTCCTTCTCTTACTTTAAGAAAATGGAGATATACTTTATTTTGTACAGGTAGTCGTTGAGGACCATAAGCGGTGATACCTAAAGTTTCAGGTCGAGATAAAACCGCTATAACATCACTTCCTTGAAATACAGAATCAGATGATGATAAATCGCTTCGCATCGGATAGTGACTCGATGGATTATTAATTCTATCAATATTTTCTATATTACGATTCATCTGAGATAATTGTATGATACTTGTCATACCAACTTTCTTTGCTTTGATAAATACTCTTTCAAGTTCAGATATAATCATTCTTTCATCTTTATAGTTATCACTATTTACTAATAAAGTATGATCTAAAATGACTATTAACCATTTATCCTTAGCAATCGTATTTTGAAAATATGTAATTGTATCGTCTATCTTTTGTACTGTAGCTGCATCGTCCACATAATATATTGGATAATCTTTTAAAGATTCTGCAGTCTCCTCAACTAAGTTAAGTTCTTTATCAGAAAGATCTTCTGATGCTGAGTACAATTGTGTAGTTGTTTGACGCAACTTATTAGATAGTTTTCTTCCTACTTGTGCACGGCTAAGCATTTCAAATGAGAAAGAAAGTACGATCAATTCTTTGTTAGAATTAAGTTCAATTAAATCAGTTTCGAGTGTATTTACAAACGAAGACTTACCAGTTCCTGATGCTCCTACAATTGTATAAACACAACCAGGTTCAATCCCACCACAACACATTTCATTGAATTTATTCCATCTACTTTTAAGTGGTTCAATTTCATGATTTTTACGTCTTCGTATATATGTAACAGCTTCACTTGCAGCTGTAGATATATGTTTAAACGGTAGTGGATTAACGTAATTTTGTTCCATACAACATAGTAGTTTCAGGTTGGTTAATGTTCATTTGCTCTTCAATTAATTCCCATTCATGTGAAGTAAGCCATTTCCACATAGTTTTCATATAACCAAGCTTACCGGTCATTGCCTTATCGGAAAGTTCAAAGTTCAAAGCGGTTATGATCCTATTATGAAGATCAGGATTGCCTTTAACCAATTTGTTATAATACTCTCTACATTTCTTAACATTACTTCTAAGAAAGCCTTTAGTTCCATCTGGTCTATTAACCATTATTGGATATAATGTATAAAATTGCTCAAAAAGTACGTCTTTAGGAGTCAATTTATCTACTAATTCCTTAGTAGGTTTATACACTAATTTTTTACTATCATCTTTCTTCTGAATAAGATTTCTGTCGATTAAGTCTTGTATTTCACTATCACTGACCAGGCGAATAAGTGGTGTGATACCTTGATGGGATTTTTGATTCTTATCTAATACAAGACTTAAAAATACTAACTGATTAATTGATATATTGTCTATTATTTCTAATAAACTTGTATCTAGTTCAATGATCATGCTCTTAAAAATTTTAAAAGCTTGTCAAAGATTTGTTATTTTCTGCCAATTTTTGTTAAAAGTTAAACAAGCTTAACTGTCTAGGTTTTAATTGTTCAATCACTTTAACACATTGAGTAATATAATATTGATAATCAACATCATATATACTCTGGAATGTTTCTCCTTGAGAATATTTCCATTGAAGATCTTCATCAGAATATAATCGATTATGAAGTTTTACTCCATGACCTTTTAGCATATTATGATATGATCTTTTTCCAGTTTCATCTAATTTCCATTTCCATAAGTAATATCCACTATTACTAACGTAAAATCGATTAGTTCTCTGCTGAATTTGTTCATTATACTCAACTGTCCACTGTTTACCAGTCTTCTCAGCTTGTAAGAATTTACGTATATCTCTACATGATTTAATTGTATCTTCTACTGGAATATTATGAACGAAATAGTTAATAATTGCTTCAGGTATTATCTTAGGTTGTAATCCTCTTCCTAATTCAATATCAGTCAGAAAGAATCCTTTCTTCTTAATATTTCCATCAGATTCTACTCCAAAATAATCATTTATTGCTAACTGATAAAATGAAGTAAACTGTTCTGTTTCTAGAGTAAGCTTAGTAAGCTCTTCCCATTCTTTTAGTACTTGTTGTAATTTATCATATTTGTCCTTTTTTATCTTATATAAGATACCATCAGTATTAATCTGATATAACTTACATCCTAGATCTAAAAGTCTCTCAGCAAGCATTAAAAGTAGCAATTGACCGTTAATTCGTACTTGCATAATAGAAAATGGTGCATATAACCAAGATACTTCTTGTTGCATTTTCCCAGTTACTCCATTAAGCATATACTTGTACGTTTCATTTTTATTTTTTTGTTTTGTTCTCTTAAATTCTAGTCTTTCCTGAATAATTTCAGGATATACTTCTCTAAGAATGGATTTTAATTTGGGTGGATATAGTTCATATACTGCAATTAAACTTGGGTATAGTGAATTAACATCAGAATCTAATAATAATTCATCTTCATTACATTTAATTGAACAGCAACCATTATCACCATGTATACCTCCGACTCCAATAGTTACTTCCATTCCACCAAATATAAAAGTATTAATATAACCTTTTCTACCTGGAGACACATTGTGTTGATTTTTCATATCTTGCAATGCTTTCTGAAGTACTGGAGTATTAAACTTTATAAAAGGAAATATAACTTTTTCTAGATCTATACGATCCATAGGAGATTTCATATTCTCTAACTGATCCTTACTAAGACCAGATTTTTGCATTACCTTTAATTGTAATAATTTATCTCCTAAATTTACTCTATCCAGACTTAAACATGGTAATCCAAAATCTCTTTCAGTTTCTACTCGTATATCTAATAGTTTTTCACATCGATATAAAAGTTCTTCAGTAGATTCCACATCATTAATATTATATGATATTAATCTATCCATATCCTTCTCTAGGAGATCTTGTTTCCAATCGACTACAAATTCTTCTACGTTTTTGTATTGCATAGTCACTTGCATCTCTTTTAAAGATACACGTAATGCTTTAGAGAACAACATTGTTAATAAGTCAATTGATAGAAAATTCTTAGTATATTTATACTCTTTCCATAATTCAAAATTAGAGTTTTTGTCTATTACAATTTGACTCATTCTGAATATAGATTCTGTTATTTCTCTTGTACTGAAAAACTCAAAATATCTTTTTCTATATAATGAGAAGATATAATTCAATACTGGATTATCATAGTGATGATTATTATAACCAACAAAATAACAATCCTGAGTAAAGTAATCAAGGAGATCTTGAATATCTACTTTTCTAGAAGATATTTCAAATACTTTAATTACTCCTGTTTCTGTATTCTTACAAGTACAAGTAAATATGTTCTTAAGAACTTCAATATCAAAGACTATACAGGTTTTGTCTTTAATTTTCATAGCTATAATTTGTGTAACACGTCTTGGATTCGAACCAAGTTCCTATATAAGCGCTTATATAGACTACCAACTTTTCCCTTATAGTTTCGGATTATTTACGTGTCATATTGTGCGTTGAACAGACGCACCCCTGTTTCATAGACGAATATCAGCTTACGCTGCAGTTTTATCCTGTTTTTGTAAACGAGTAATAGTAACTCCGTCAATCTCTCGATATTTAGAGTTAACCATCTCCATGATACATACTTCAGGATTATCTGAATCATAAATAAAGTATCCTACCACTTTATCAGATTCTTTTTCCATCATTTTGTTGAAAGAATATTTTACGATATCCTTTAACTTATCTGGAAGACAGACAATAGCACCAACTCTATCTCCAGTAAGAGATGGTTGGTCGATGTATTGGGTTCTCACAATATAACGATGTTTACTACTATCTTGTTTTTTTGGTTGTTCGACAATAGGTCGAATTTCCACTTTGTTCTTTACTTTGGGTAATTGTATACCACCCTTAGAAAGGTACATTTGACGTCGTTGAAGTTTCTTTTCATTACGACGTTCTTGTGCCAGTTTAAAATGCTCGAGATCTTTTAATGTCTTTTGTTTCTGAGTAAGTTCTACTTGTTGGAGTTTATCCATACGAGCTTTACGTTTCTCAGCAAGCATATTTAAACGCTCTTGTTCTGATTTCTTTCTTTTCTCCTGGCGTACTTGGTACGCTTTAGGATCTGCTGCTATTTCAGAAGCTTGTTTTTGCATCTCTGCTTTGTAAGCTAGATAACCAGCTTTTCTAGCTTCTGCAGCAATTTTCTCTTTTTCTTCTTTAGTTATATGCTTTGTCTTATCCTTAATTTCTTTATGGTGAATAAGTTTAATTGCACGTTTTTTGTTACGCTCAATTCGCTCTTCTTTAGTAAGCTTTTGTCGCTTAGGATTGAAATCTTCGAATTTTATCTCCTTAGCAATCATTTTCTCATCGTGTTTTTCCTCGATTGCTTTATCGATAGCTTTCTGCTTCTTAGAGGTATCCTTAGTAGGAATACTAGAATGAATCTGAGAAAGTTTCTTTGCTTTCTCTTCTCGCTTCTTTAAAGCTGCCTCTTTACGCTTTTTAGCAGCTTCTGCTTTAAGTTCTTCTTTTCTAGTCTCCCAAGCTTTCTCTTGTTCTTCTTTAGCAATTGCTTTACTAAGAATACGATCAGCAAGTGCATTTGCATTTGCAATAATTTTCTCTTTAAGTGCTTTTACTTTATCTAAAGAGGATATTTTCTTTTCTGTAGATTTGATATCTTTAGTTTTCATAAATTTTGATAATTTTAATGTTAGTAAATAAGTTTTCGAGACTTGTGATTCGTCCGGGATTCGAACCCGACTTGCCAAACTCTTGTTCCTACTTAAAGGGAGCGACAAATCTTCCTTTTTATGCTGCCAAATACATGTATGCTCCGCTAGTATCTAACTCAGCTGCATCATTAAAGTCAGCAAGTTTCTTCTTTAGGCCGTTAATTTCTAACTGAAGATTGTTACGAAGTTTGTTTAGATAATCACGAGTAAGTTCCTCATTCTGTTTAAGATTCTTCTTGCCCTTCTTCATCTTTAGGGTAGGATTAATCGTTGACTTCTCAATAATAATACCTAATTGAACGAATTGTTCATTCTTCTCTGATAACTCAAAGATAATAGGATAAATACTATCTTTCGGAAAATCGCTACGTGATTTAAAACCGATATTGATACAAAACTGATCTAGTTTCGTCTGAATACGGTCTATAGCTTTTTTATTAATATCATCTAACAATGCTTTCATATCATAATGACGCTTGAACCCATTCTCAACTAAGTTCTCTGTTCGAATGATCATCCAGTTATTAGTGATATCTTTATTTAACTTCTCTAGCTTTGCCTTAATTTCTGTTGATTTAATTTTCATATACAAATTGATTTTAAATTGTTAAACATCTATTTATATACTTGAATTATCAACTACCTGTGAGGGCGTATTCATCATCGATAATGACATCCTCTTCTTATTCTCGAGGCTAGCCAACCCACTTAGCATGTTATTATACATACCGTATTACGCCCATGTTATGGTAGAGAAATTAACTCATCTCTTTCTCTACCAGGAAATATCTTGAGTAATGTGTAATATCTATTCATCATTCATCACAGAATATAATTACCATTACTTATGATTTTCGATTTTATGGACGACGGAATAATACTTGCGATGGATTTGAAAAATCCACTACAACAGCTTGACCAGAATTGTCTTTTACTAATACTCCATTTATTAAAACATTTTTTCGATTAGGAACTCCTTTCTCAACTGTAGAGTTCTCTTCAGTCATTGTTTTAATATCTGAAGCTAATACAAAACGATATGCAACAAAAATTGCAGATATAGCCAAACTATAATTTCCATCTTTATAATAATTTGAGAAACGATCACACATATCTTTATATGCATCATCATTTCGACCACTACCCATACCGGTTATTATCTTAATTAATCTAAGACAAATTGTCTCAGGATTAAGTACATATTCTCCACCAAATAGGCGATTTAACCATGAAATACTCGTTTTACCAAGTGTTATCGATCCATCTTTATTGACTTTCTTATATTTTGCTACTTGCTTTTCATCTGTAAGTAGCAATTGATCTACAAGAATAGGATCACTAAACATGTAAGTTAAATCTCTAAACGCCCACGGACTTATAGTAAATCCCTGCTCGGACATAGTAATTAGATATTAACGTCAATACCTAACTCTTTCATCCGAGTCCGACAAGCTGTAGCCTCAAGCTCATTTGCCTCGGCTAAAGTTCCACAGAACTTCATCTGAGCATTCAAGAAGCTCTGAAGTACGTTCTTCTCATCCCGGTTAAGGGCCATAACTTCCGGTACTAATTTAACATAATCTACAAAGATAGTAATTTCTTCTTTGTTAGACCGTTCGTACTTCTCAATTGCTGCTTTAACAGTAGAAGCTGACGGTACCGGAATAACTTTCGTAATGTCGTCAATATTGGCGATATCGAGCCGTAATTTCGGATCTTTATTGAACTGAACTTTACGTTCGTTACTCATTGATTCTACTAACTCGACTGAAGTTACCTCTATCGGTCGAATTGAGTATAGATAAATGGGCCGACTTAGAGTCAATGCACCATTCTTTTTATCTTCTGAATAATTTGTATCTACTGGGTTCCGTTCTACTACTAAAATATATTTACCCAGAGTTGCGCCACATTGTGCGGCATTAATACGCATATAATCCATAATTTGTTTCCTCCTTGATTTCGTGGTTGATTCCACCAACGAAACATTTTAAATTGTTTTTAAAAGATTAATAAACTCAAATAAAATAAAAGAACTTCTTTACTGGAGTATTTCCTAAATAGGGGATGTTGTTGCCCAGGTGCCTGTTATCTTATCGCCTACGTCAATTCAATGACTACTCCTTGAAATTATTCTTTATACTTGATAAGCTTATTGGATTCTATTTCACTCTGTAATTCTGCTATTGCTATTACTCTAGCACTCCATAGAGACACATTTAAATAGATACTTCCTCTTCTTAAATGACACTTTTTCATCTAGTGCATTATGGAACTAGTCTTACTCTAGAATTATCCAATTATACTTTTCATATTAACTAATGAAGGTTCGTGTCATGACTAACTGTCCCTTACGCTTGCCCAACATCAGACTAATGAGATCTTACGACATTAATTAATAAGTCACAAGATCAATACGTTTTTTACTATCTTCTACCGCTGTATATTGATAGGGATATGCACATGCTACTAGTTCTTTACATTTCTAGGCTTCTCTAGCAAACGTTATATCTTTGTCAATACAAATATACTATTATTAGTATGTGTGTCTTAAATTGGCTTAAACACACTGATAAGATATAATAAACCATATAGGATTACTTTATCGAATATTCCACATATACGGTCGTTTTAGGAACGTTACCAAACCCAACACTTCTAGTCTTTTCACCCTAAAGTGGTTGCCACTCTATTCTTTCATATGCAGTATACTGCCCATATGACCTTTTCGAGGATTTTTCTGTTTTACAAGCTCGAATATTGAGGACTTTCACCTACTTTCCATTTACTCTTACTTACAAATAGGTCTATAAGTATTAGTTCGCTTTCGGTCACTCTTAAAGATTTATAAGTTTCAATGAAACGCTTTATACCGATCATATGATTTATCATCATACTCTAGTATTCATGCACGAAGCAATAACGGTTGGCTTGTTGAGGGCGCAGTCAGAAAATGGTTTATCTTATCCTACAAATGATAGACTTTTCCTAGCGAGGACTTCCTCAAATTTACTTTAACTCGGGATTTTGGCCCCTACGGTATTAAACATGTTAATAATCTCTAATATTCTTTATTTAAGAGGAAATATGACTCTCGGGCCAGTGGTGAGTCGTTGGACTCAGTAGCTCCATGTTAGTGGACTTGAACTTAGCCCATTGACTTTACAAAAGCCCTACTTTCGTTATATATTTTAAAGAAAGCATACTAAACTTTGCAGGTTTCTCGGATATCAACCGACGGACTCTGTTAGCCGACGTCAAAAACTTTGTATTAGGTAAGTCAGACCTGTTTTAGATATATACAGTGTTACCGTATTACAATCTTGCCAAGAGTTGTTCTAAAACTTGGATTAACGTTTTGGTACGCTTCACCAAACCTCTGCGTTTCCATTTATTATCGTGATATAACTCATGCAGTAAACACAATCACGCTGATATTAATAGTTCTATAAAGTATAGGTTTGGCACCTAATCCGGATAATCTGTCATACGTATCCATAGAAAATAAGTCTCGAATTTATTTCTACTTTCCCAGTATGGATCATAGCCACTCAGCCATATGAATCCTTAGTAATAACACCAACTGTTGACCTTTACTTCTAAGAATAAAAGCTGTAGTAATTGATTCTACTTTCTTCAGATTCGTAGCACCTTATAGCACCCTCTATTAAATATCTAATCTCCTTCATAACTACACTTCCCCTATATTCTTTCATATAGGTGTTTCAGCACTAATGTAGTGAACACTGAGATAGCAAATTTATTTAACCTATCCAAATTAATTAAAGTGGATTTAGTAAGGTAGCTTTGGACACTACCCGGAACTTAGTCAGTTCTTTGTTGAGTAATTCTATCACCCTTTGTGATAGTTGCAGTTGCTGTTTAAAGTCCCTTCTTGATTTCAGGATTGGTTTCCTCCACGGACTTCTAATGAAGTTTACTATTGTCTTTACTCTAAGACTTAATAATTACATTGTCACCTATAATTATTAATAGCTGCTGAAGCAGACTCCATATATCGTTTATCTTCTACGTTTCCCTACTTTATCGGTAAGCGTATCGAAGTGTCTTCTCTTAGTATATTCGCCAGACGGTTCTCAATATCTATAGAATGGATTGATATCTACACTATTCCATTTTCTTATTAACTTTTCTAGAGTAAAAGGATATACTCATTAATAAGTTATCATATTACCTTTTGAATTGCGTGTTAGCGCTATCATATTCTCATATCCTGTTTTCCTTGTCTATATTATGCGATTCGTTGATCAGACTTGTCCAAACATAATATACGCTGTCTTATTGCTTTTTAAGTGTACAGCTACAATACCACTCTCCTTCTTCTTACTACGGGTAAGGAGTCGTTTGACCCGACAGCTTTTATCTTTAACTGTTATGTTATACACCATGCAAAAAGTAAACACATTATAAAGAAGATAATTAAGCCTACAAATGCTAATTTATCTAATATATTATTATTTGCTTTCATCTCTCTACACTTTTAGGAATCTGAACATCTGGTACGTGAAAGCGAGGAGTAGGTAGAGTAAACATTACTACTTTCTCCAGATATTCAGTTTTTGTTTCATATTCTTTCCTTTCTTTAACTGGTTTCTTTACTACCTTTTCCACGATTTTCGTGGGGTGATTAATGGTGACATCAATATTAGCGATCGGCATATCGCTTTTTACATTGGAAACACCTTTATTAAGATCAATCTCTAAGGATAAATTATTCTTAGGATCGAACTTTAATGCGGGCAAGTCAAGTGGTTTTACTTGATCTGCCCGAACCTCTTCTACTTGAAAGAAGTTCGTATTATAGGATAATAATATACCTACAATAGCAAATGACACGTATGTAAGTAAATTGCCATGTCTACTCATTTTGATAATGATTTATAGTTATTTACTTCTTCTCTTCCACCGGTTTCTCGTCTTTCTTAGGATCTGCAGTTTCCTCAGATTTCGGAGTTTCCTTAGGATATTCGCTTTCTGTATATAGATCGAAGGCTGCATCCTTGTCTACGTACATGTTACGAATTTCGATCATTTTATTTGTTGCATTGAGCATGAACTTCGGATCTGCCATAGGAACTTCGGTCTTATAGGCTTCATAGAATTTGTTCATGATCTTCTTAGCGAGTCCTACTTCATATGATTTAGGATCGTCAGTATTAACAACTAATTTACTTAGTTGCGGTACTTGTAAGAAGAAATCTCGAGTAGGCTCAAGAATTCCATTCTTAACTGCTGTAGTTTCGTCAATTGGCTGTTTAGAGTCCGCATTACGAACACGAATAAACGCTTTAATTAAATCAACTACTTCATCCTCACTCAGAACCGGAAGATTATATTTCACAGTTGAATGAGCGAAAATTGGATTATGATCTGCTATAAGAGAACTAACAGTTCCCTGACATAGACCACGTACTAATGATGTAGATTTATTACCTAACAGGGTAACAGCATCTTCGAATAATGCACCTAATCCAATCTTGTTCCAAGTTTCCTTTTTTGCTTCGTCTGGTTCTTGATTCTGTCGATATAATCGTACTTTCATCAATGCCTCGCTGAAACGATTTGGAAAAGGGGAGTTCTGTTGTGATAAGATATAGGATAATCCATTCTTTGCATCATTCTCATCCTTCCACTTAGCAGCATCTAGCTCAGGAACTACAGGAGCTTTTTTCTCTTGTTTAATTTCCTCTTTAGCTTCTTTCTCTGTTTCTGGAGTAATGTCCTTAAATGCTAAGGTCATTTGTTTACCATCCTCAGATACATGATGCGGCAACATTGTAACACCAATATTATTAAATGTATTAATAACATCTTGAACAATGACATCATCATTTGGAACTGCAAGACCTAATTCAAGTTTCTCTTCACGAGCTTGAATAGAAGCCTTAGTCATACCCCAAGCAAGATTATATGTGAAGGCTTGCTCCATCTTAATCGTTGCTGGTTCACCAGATTTCATTCCGGCTATATGACGCTGAGCTACTTCTAATAGTCGAGCATAACCATCGCCAGACATTCTCTGATGTGGTTGTAACTTAATGTTGTTTAAGTCGATTTTTGAAGGAATCTCTTCCTTTGGCTCCGGCTTAACCTCTTCGGTTGCAACTGTTTCTACTGTAGGATCTACAGGTGGTGGAGTTTGTTTTCTCTCCTCTTTTTCTACCTCAGGCTTTTTTACTTCCTTTGGTTTTTGTGGATTATTTACTTGAGTTTGTTTTGCACTCTTGTTATCCTTTACTTCAGTATCCTTTACAGGAGCTTGCTGAGTTGTTTTATTTTTCTTAGACATGATTCAATTGATTTGTTTACTGTCCTTTACAGTTTTAAATTATTAAAATAACTAATGATAGAAATAGTAATGATCCCGAAAATAGTTAGTAAGCTAACTTGAATCCTCGTGATCTGGTGACGCTCTGGTTCTAGTATGAACTAGAAGATTTTCTCCTTGTTGTTGGTCTCCTTGGTCTCTAATAAACCACATATAAGCCTTACTTACAGACTCAATTGTTGCAGTAATCATTGGTGTCACTCCAACGATTTGCAAAGCCTGTATGGGCATGTGGTTTACTACAGAGACCTTCTCTATTTGGTCCTTTTTAGGCTCGATATTACGAGTCTTACTCTGGATACCAAATCCAACAACAATCGCAAATGCTAGTGTCAATATTAAATTGATACCTAGCTTTGGGCTACCTTGCACTCTAGCGATTGCTACAATCACTAGAATTAAAGCAACAATCATAGAAATGAAAGTCATTGTTGTCATGTTCTGTTAATTTTTTGAAAGTTTATGAAAAATTTCTCTCAACCTACGTTTTGCCTTATTCAAATCGGACTTTACAGTACCAATAGGAATTCCAAGCTTAACACTTAGTTGATCGTAACTAAGACCTTGATAGTATCTTAACTCGAGTAAATTTCGATACTTAGATCTTAGGCGAGATAATGCTATTCTTAGAAGTTCAATATTCTCCGTTTTAATCATATCTGACTCGGGATCTGGAGCTGTTTCTTCTAACTGAATAGTATTTGTCTCATTATCTATGCTGAAGTTCTTACATAAATCCTTTGTGGCTCTTATATGGTCAATAGTAGTATTAACTGCTATTGTTTTAAGCCACGCTTCGAAGCTAATAGGATTTACATAAGAACTGAGTTTACTAAAGGCTTTTATAAATGTGTTACTCAATAGATCTTGAGTAAGTTCGTCATCTTTAACTATATCAAAGATGATATATCTTATCAATCTATGATACCGATCATATAATTGATTAAAAGCCTTATTATCACCGTGTTTTGCTTGTTCAATTAAGATTTTTTCTTCTTCTTTCATATAACAAGCATTAATTAGTGGAAACTAGGGGAGTCGAACCCCTAGAATCCTTTGTTTAGAACGCCCTCTGCGACGACACAGCTATCTCGTCTGAAAGTAGGCAAGTCTTATTACACTTCCTTATTTCTAAACTAAAATGGAATACCTAATATATATCTATAATAATATGTATCATATACATATTTACGTATCCAATAACATTGAATTAAGTTATCAAATATTTCATCAGAATATATCCTAGGTAATTCTATTTTGTCTAACATTGCTACAGCAATTCTTAGTCTTACTAAGTCTGTAGTATGTTTGCTCCCTATCATCTTATTAGGATGAAAAAGACGTTGAGATATCCAAGCAATCCATTTCTTAATTTTTGCTTTTATCTCAATCCAAGTACGCCAGTCCATATTATCTGGACATACTGAACAAAATTTCCCATCTGGAGTTTTAATCCAACCAAAATATTTTTCATATTCTGATCCAATTATTCCCCAATCCATACAATAACCTTCATCTTCTCTAAATACAGGTAAAAAGTTTTCACATTTGCTAGTATTTTTAAAAAGATTTTTTATTGTATTACAGAGTTCGCCTCGTTGATCGAAGATTTTATCTCTATTTTCTTCCATTTATCGTCTTCTAAATAACGAATATTTATTATATCAAATAATTTTTCTGCTTCTTCCCAAGATATATGTAATTTACCTTGAATATCTGCAGTAACAGCAATTTTATTTAAATTACCATCTGGTTGAATATTCTTTATACTTATGAATTCTTTATATTGTTCATCAGTATATTGAATACTACTAGATTCTGTGTTTCTTTCTTCTATTTTACTTGATTCAATTTCTTTAGATAGAAGAGTAAATTCAAATTTAGTAGGATCTTCTAAAATCTGTTCAACTATTTTATGATCTCTTTCGATAAGACCATTAGCAAATGAACTTAGTGAAATACTATTTGTGATTCTTATAAATGGTTCCTTACCATTTAAAGACAAAATATATTTCTGTTCACTGAATAAGTCTTTAACAATATATATTCCTGCTTTCATTTCTTAATTGATTTATAATATGTGTCAATAACTCGACTTGCTGTAAGCAAATCAACTCCAAACTCTTCTTGGATTAGACGATTCTTTTCAAAATCATCATATGGTTCATCCATTATCTTCTTTAATTTCTCCTTTTCACCGGGATTATCAAAGTATATCCAAAACGTTAATCTCATATTACTCAGGAATTAAGAATGGAATATTTTCAAGTTTTAGTATCTCATTATATACTTTATTCCATTGTTTTGGAATATTGTATGTTTTATAAGAACTTCTATGCTTTTTGGGATTGTGGTAATAATCCCACCAAGACCTACTTAATACAGTGATTTGAGGAAATTTCTTACTTTTTCCTTCATTCTTAAGTAGTAATACAATGTTCGATTTACTAGTTATTAAACTCTTTGCAGATGTTGCTTTTGTTACATCAGCTCCTAAGTTCATTAACATTTTAAGGAAACTAACGACGCTTTGTCGTGGTCCTGCTAGTATACATTCTTTATTAAATGATACTAATCTTTTTTCAGCTATTTTCTCATCCATAAGCTTTTTAAAATAATTAAATAAATTGTTATCTAGGTGGGATTTGAACCCACAATCTCCTGATAAAATCCAGGGCTTTATCCAGTTAAGCTACTAGACACCCTCATTTTCGTAGTTAGCACGTTGATTTACGCCGCTCCTAGAGCAGTGTAATCAGTGACAAATGTATTGCCATTTAAATTTAAAGTGAACCTATTTTACCTTTCACTACTAGTCAAACCCGTTCATCCCCGTATATTTAATATCGAAACAGAACATTTCCACACATTATTTCGTTAAATAATAAAAAACTTAATATTATGTTAAAATATAAACGAAATAGAAAATTAATTCAGTTAACGTGTGATAACTGTGGAAAACTATACGATAAACCAATTACAGAATATAATCGTAATATACGACTAAAAAGACATAATTTTTGTTCTAGATCTTGCGCAATTAAATATTCTAATAAGATAAATAAAAGAAAAGGTAATCCTCAATATTTAATTGCAGATAATCGTAAAGATGAATTTACACCTTTTAGATATTACTTAAGAAATGTAAGAAATAGATTTAAATTCTTTAATTTAACTTTAGAATATTTAAAAGAATTATGGGAAGAACAAAAAGGTATTTGTCCATATACTGGATTACAATTACAGTTAGCGACATATACTAAAAATCATAATAATCCTATTTATACTGCGTCTTTAGATAGAATAGATTCTTCTAAAGGATATGAAATTGGTAATGTTCAATTCATATCTACTGCAATAAATTATATGAAAAACACAATGTCTCACGAAGATACTCTTAAGCTATGTAAAATAATAGCTGAAAAGTATAGTGGAGATGGAGGCATACGATAGCCTCGTCCTAATAGTTTCCAATAAACCTAATAAGATACGATACAGTTCTTATATCGTAAATACTTTTTAATTTTTAACCCCAAATTATTAAGTGTAGATAAAGAGAGATCACTCTCTCTTTACCTTATAAATCTATAGTAATAGTAAGAATTCTTTTTTATACGAGTGTATTCCTCTAAGAGTGCGCAATGCGACTTATGTCTTACCTATAATACATGTTTATCTCTTAAAAAGAATGGTCTTAGGCATGTAGCTCTCTACTACTATAGAAAATGCCTTTGATAGATCTACAGAATTTGAAGTTTATCTTATCATCAAAAGATCATAAGCATCAACTTCGGCATATAGCTCTAATTCTATGTGTGATTTGATATCATTACTATACTTAACTTACTTACGTAAGCCTATCACTAGGTCTTGACTCAAGGTTCTAGCGATTCAGCAGTACATGCTCGTACTTTTCAAGTGATAGTAATGATCTCAGGCACGTGATCAGTGGCTCAGAATTTTCCACTCTGGCTCAAGGCTCTTGAGTACCTTGTTACTTCAAGGTAAACATATTCTACTATTCATTCGAATATTTAAATCGTGGTATTAATCTCTTTCTAGAACTAAATATACGGAAAGAGATTGGGAGGCCTCTCGAACACTCCCAACTCTGATTTCGGAGTTAAATTACTGGATTAATATCTCCAATAATCCTCACCGTAGATAGCACGCTTAGCGTCGCTGACGGCTTTGTCACGCTTCTCTTCGGCTTCCTCAACGGCTTTATCATATGCACGATAATCTCCGTCGGACTCAAATTTTGTTTTAGCTGTAGATACAGCTGTCAAAAATGCTTTTTGAGCTTCTTCTTTTTTACGAGCCATACGAAGCTCTTTTAATGCTCGATCTTCTGTAGACTCTGCGTTTGATAAACGACGTTCAACTTCACGGGTCTCTTGTTCTAACTTCTTTGCAGCAATATTCTCTTTTGCTTTGTCTACTGCGGAAGTGTTAACTTTACCTTGATTGTTCTCTTGCTCTTGCATTTTTGCATCTAAATTGAAATCTGCTGCCATAATTTTGAAAATTTTTAATGGTTTATAAAATTGATTTTTAAAAAAGTTTTTATTCTATATTTTCTGCCATATTATATACATTGCTCCAGAAACTTGTTCCTTGATTAGTTTTACTCCAAATTAGAGTCTCATTGATTATTCTACGAATATCCTTTCTATACGTAATAGCATACGCTATAGTACTTGGATCTTCTCTAAAAGAGTTTTTAATTTCTGTACAACATTTTACCGCAGAACTAACATATTTACCATATAAATGGTTTGCTTCTAAGAAGTCTTTAAAAGGTGGATTGTGATCTATTGCTTCTTTTGTCATTTTCTTAGCTATAGATTTTCTCCTTTTAACTTCGTCCTCCTTTGGACCATCTCTTACTGGAGATCCAAAGACATACTCATCATTGGATATACTTCTCATTTTCATACTTTTATTTTTTAGTTAATGCTTTGTATTCCTCTTTAAATATTTCTTTAAAGATGTTACATTGTTTCGGATATAACTCAACAAACTCTTTGTCTGTTAATTTACGTCCTACGGACCCATTATCAATTGTTTCTTTTACAATAACTCTACCTTTTTGTTCTTTTGGTATTATTACTGTATTGAATCTTGTTCCAACTTTTCCATTAGAGCCACAAATTACTTTGTAGCGAGTAATTTCAGGTACAAAGGCTACTGTTACTTTTCCATCAGCTCCCTTCGTTTCTTTCTTTACTCCGGATTTTGTCTGCCCTACAGATAGTATCGCAAGTATGCGAGTGCTTACGTCATCTTTTTTGATAAAGATTTGCTAAATGCAGAAAGTTCTATAACGTTTCTTATTTCCATGTTCTTAAATAATGAATCGTGGCATAGTCTTTGTTTTCTTATCGTATGCTGCCCCCTTTACTTTATTAGCGTACTATGCATCTTCACATAGCTTTGATTTGCTGTAGGACTCTGGGCTTATTCACGATTCGGGGATAACCACCATATTAATAAAAAATTAAATTATATGATAACTGGCGAGTAATCAATAAATTTCTTTTTTATTCTTAGTACCCTTTTTGTAGGGTTCCATTTTAGGCTTAGGACGTCCTTTTTCAGAACGTCCTTGTTTTACTGCTTTACTTTCTTTCCACGTTTTAGACATAGCTCTTAAAAACTTTAACAATTTCAGGTAATGCCTCAATGTAGTTAATACAAAGATACTCTTTTTCCTCTTTTTTGAGAGGATTGTTAAATAAGAGAACTAAGTCTCTAGTAAAAGTAGGATTACGTAATAAGTAATTCTGTACTTCTACTTGCCATGTAAGACCTCCTCCTGTAGATATTGGTGTACCTACATTCTGAAGTAAAACAGAAACTTGCTCGATTAACTTAGAACCGAATTTAGGAAATTGATGTTTCAGTTCTTCTTCATTTAATGAAGAAAGAAATTCTGGATTATCTCCTTCCTGTTCCTGCATAAAAACAAGAAGTGCTCTTTCAAGCATTTCTTTTACTTCTTGTTGAGACCAAGAAGTTGGAATCTGTACAAGACATAAATTATTTCCTGTAGTTCCAATAAGATGTAACTGTTTCATTTTTGATAAATTTAAGTTATAACTTTTAATGACGTCTCCGCATGTACAACTACGGAGAAGATTTTGATTGAACGATTGTTGATTAACAACAACTCATATTGTACTATGAGTAACTAATAACAAGTGTCATCGTGAAGTTTTACGTCTGCAAAATAAATATTAAAAAACTCTTACGTAAAACTTCTTAAAATCGGCTATCTAACATATTTTACGTTATAGCAGAATTGTATTGCCAGTACAATTCTTATTAACGGCATGATTTTAACGTCCGCACTAATGCTATCTAAAAGTTGGCCACCCTTTTGATAAGACATAAGCCCCACATGCTTATCACTGATTCTCACAGTAATACTTTCTTGCTTCTTTAGCTTCTTTTGATGATCTAATAATAAAAATATGCACTACCTTCACAGGCAATGCATATAAATGAATTATAAGTCAGAAATTCAAAAAAAGTTATTGCAATCATGATCATTTAATACTATCTATTACCGTAATTGGTACTTTGACAGCTTTCTCACTTTCTTTTTCCGGCCTATTTACTTCAGTCTTTATTTCCACTTTAGCATTCTTAGCATCTGGACCTGTTATTCCCGGCATAACTTCTTTTAACTGCATACTAATATAATAGTTTGTATTACGGAGATACTCTTCAGCAATCTCTTCATACGTTGCAGTTGTACCTATTCTATTAAGAATAGTACGTACGATTTGTTCTGGAAGTTCCATACACAAATCATACAATTCCATGTCATGCTTTTCAACATTCCAGTCGTTAAGTCTTTCTTCTAAAGTAGGAATAATGACCTCATTTTTAGTTGATTCTGAAGCTTCTTTAGCTTCTGTACCATGGTACTTATCGTACCCATACCATAGGATTCCTCCCAATAGTACGATGCAAAGTAGCCCAATCGCTACGTCTCGAAACTTGTTCATAGAAATAATTGATTTATTAATAAAACTGTGCAATATTGCCTCTTTTAGTCTTGTTGTTTTTGTTCTTCTTCGTATAAATATTTTTCTATTCTTTGAGATTCTTTATTAATTAAAATAAAGAACAAACCTAGTATAACACCCATACCTAATGAGGTTATTATTAACTCTCCTGTAATAGCTATGGTGTAGATACCCCCAGCTACTACTACCAATAGTAGTAACACATATAAAAGACATTTTAATGAAGATTTATTTAAAGGATTCATAAGCTTGTAGAAATTGTTTATATGTACCTAACATATTCATTAATAAACCACGGCATTTATGGAGATGGTTATATTCTTCTTCAGTAAGAATATATACTGAGCCTACTTTCACTACATTGTTATTAATTTCTTGGATATTTTGAGAATTAGAATTAGATTCATTTTTTTTCCAAACAAATTTAATAACATCTGAACAGTCTTCGTCCATTAATCTTGCAATTTTGCCAACTATTGCATTGTAAAAATTAATTGCGTCATTTTTATATGAAAATCTACTTAGATCGTAAAAGTATGATCCACAGTCTACAGCATCTTTAGCATCTCTTAGATTAATACAAAAGACTTCTTTTAATGTCTTTATCCATCTTAACTTGTTTGTAATTACTTCTGTTTTAGAGAAATCAAATTTAATACCTTTGTTCATGTTATCCATACTAATTTTATATTTTTAATTGTTAATAATAATCTAAAATAATCCTAAGTAGATCATAAGCCACTAACGCCGCCAAGCTGTTACATGTATCTACTTAGGATTTCAATTTAATCAGTATGTGTTTCACAACAGATACATGAATAGAGTTCTATAATTCAACAAGTTTGTTCATTTTTTAAAAGGGAGAAATAAATCTCCCTTACCTGATTATGGATAGATCTGTAAGAAGTGATCTATATAACCGGGTTTTGTTGCAATATATACCCTATAACCTCCACTTATTTTAAATAGATCGAAGTCTTTTTTGGGTATTTGCATAGCAACAGTTTCTACATCTTGTTTCCAATTTGCATCAAATACACGATGTAACTGATTATGGAGATTATCCATATATCCGTACATACACTGTTGCTTGGATGCGATAGCAGTATTGATTACTACACCGTATCCTCTACTTAATTTATAAGCTAACTTAATTGCATCAAGCCAACTTAAATTAAGCTCTTTTTTAAGAGTCACAATTCTCTTATATAGAGATATACTACGACTCTTTTTTTTCTGAATTATTATTCTTATCATATTATTAAGTATTAATGATTCAGATTTAAAAGACTATTAGCTTCCATACTAGTATGCTATAATGTTTCAATATTCATTATCTTTATATGTGTAAAGATCAATGATTAGTTTTAGTGTTCCACTAGATTTATAGTACTAGACTCTAGAACCCGATAAATACCTATCATTTTAAGTATAAGGCTTTACATTATCTTCGATGAGGTTGTCTTTTATTCTAGAGAAATTGTATGCGTATTTCACAATAGGCATACAACGGTTCTGTTGTAACCTTCGTTGCCTTTAGGAGGCTATAATCAATGTTTGTAAAAATCTTTTAAATGACACACACGTGTTTCACAACAGATATGTGTCTTACATTTTAACCAAAAGAATGTTACTGCTTTAATTCTTTTCTAACTTTATCTATAATACCATGAAAAACACTAACATTTACTTTATCCTTAAATTCAATATATGTAAATAATATCACACATATTGGATATAGGATGGGATCGTCCAACAGTATTAATAATATTATCATATAGATAAGTATTCTTAATACTAACCAAATGAATGATATTATCTTTCTCATATATATTAAAATTTAATATGACTCTGCATTTACTTAGGCTTGTCACTAACCATGGCTGCATTATATTAAATTAAAAAGAGAGTTGTGTATCACTTCATACACTGGGTGGTTTGTTATTCATGTTTAATAACCTTGACACCAAAATAGATACCAATTAGAGTTGGTATTATGTACAGTAATATGTTAGTTACTGCGTAACGTGGCTGACTTATTGTTATTACTATATAAAATAATAATACTAACAATAGTATACCAAATAGAATGTAATTGAGTGCTTTCATTTTCTTTTATATTTATTGTTAAATGTATCTACTGCTTTTTCTCTATTAGGAAAGGTAGTTATTACTAATTTTCCTTCTTTTTCGAGAATAATAGACCACTCAAAAGCGTGCTTTCCAACTAGGATCACTTTACGTCCTAGTGCATCTTCGACTATTGCCCTAACTGTGGCATCACAATTTGATTTGTGATATTTTCTTTTGCTCATGATATTATTTATTAAATGAGTTTATTATTAAATAACATATTCCAATAAATATCCAATAAGCTAATGACCATTCTAATATTATATCTAATATTGCTGAGAATTTCGCTTTTGGATCTAATCCCATTGATAATAGGTATAAACATGACATTATGTAAAATCCTATTGTTGCTTTTGTTCCGTTACTCATTTTATTTAATTTATTGATTAATAATCAAATAAACTTACAAATAGGGATTCTCTACTCTGGCGTTATGATTCTAGAAATCAATGTTGTAGTAGCTAAGTATTTACAAGGATAGTCCTAAACCTATTTGTAAGAAACTGGTGTCCTTAATGCTTTAGAAAGTTATTAGTTTTTTTAAATTTCGCTATATATTATGTAAATTACTAATGGGCTTGATGTGAAAAAGAGTGAAAATGAGGGGAGAGGATGGTGTTTACCACTCCCTCCCACTTACTCATTACAACTCATCGTCATCCACTATTTCACCCTCCAACAACGGATTAGGCTTCTTCTCCTCAGCTGCCCTAGCTGCTTCTTTAGCTGCCTTAGCCTTCTCTCGTTGCATCTTGTAGTCCTCCATAGTAATAATACGTTTGGAGTTGGTGAACAAGTTTTCACCACGTTTGATGAGACTTGCATCAGACTTGATACATTCGCCTTCGTCAGTACACAGTGTATAGATGAAGACAGAGTTATAGATGGAAGCTACTTTTACTTGCTTACCGTCTCTTTCCTTAGTCTCAGTGATGATTTTACCGTCATTGTCCTTACGAACAAAGTCAGGAAAACCTGCTACTTCAACACGACAGATGGGAAAAACTTCACCAATAGTTTCCTCTATTGCCTTGAAGTACTCATCTTCATGTTCCTTAGTACTACCATATGCAGCCATTAACTGCATCACAACAGGTCTAGTTTGCTCTTGTAGCACCTTTCTTAGACCTGATTGTCTGAACTCACACACTGCATAGCGTGCTTTGCCGTCTTTAGAGGTTTTAACCTCTACTTTAGTGAGTTCGTAGTTCTTTACGTCTTTATCCTTGATAGACAAATCCATATCATTTTACGGTTACCTATACACCATAAGGTTTTATTAACACATTAACTCTTTGACGGGGGATTTCCCCTACTTGTTAGGAGAGGGGACTTGATATTGTACTGGTCCTCACTCTCAATTGCACACTATCAAAATTTTTATAATATTTTATTTTGGTTCCCGTTCTCACTAATACCCCCAAAAATATTTTTTATAAAAAATTTTTACAACACTTATTATTCATTTTCGTTCTCTAATTAGAATTTAAATAACAGCAATATGATATTTGAACAAGAATTAAAAGATAAAGGATTTGAAATTAAAGATAATCAACTCTATTATGAATTTAGTGACTTTGAGCTATTAAGAGCTAGAGTAAGTGAATGGGATTGCGCTGATGGTACTAAAGCTTTGAAAGTATCAGATCTTAGGTTAATGAATCCTATGGAGGAAGGTATGGCTCATATGATGATTTCATATTCACTTTACTTTAGGGATATTAACAAATTTTATGAATTATTAACACTTTTAGGTTATAAGATACGTTAAAAATAGTTAAATTATGTTAAAAGAATTAACAGTTAAAGAGGTAGAAGCTATCCTAAGTAAGGATAATAATGTGTATGGTATACATAGTATTGGTGATCACGTGTATAAAATACCAGGTTTAGGGTATACAGGACCTAAAGGAGCTACTAGATTTGTAAATGAATTAAGGCAACAAGTTAATGAATTAACTACGAAACTCTCGTAGATATGTTAAATAATCATAAATAATGTTAAAATGACACATTGTGAATGGCTAGAAGAACATGGTTTTATTAAGATAAAAGACCATTTAAATGGTAATTGGAACTATAGAACTTATCAAAAAATATACGAAAATGGTGATCTCATAGAAGTAGATATTGAAATAGATTCAGAAAATGATTTTATGGATGAGTATTTGGTAAATTGTGAGTTATTCTGTAAGAATAAAAATGGTACTCATGATAGCTTTACTCTAAAATAAAAATTTATTATTAAAGAAAATGGAACAAAATTAGATTATAATACGTTCCTACATCCAGAGTAGGATATAGTAGTAGTTTAAAATGCAATTAGTAGTAATATAAACCATTACTCTTACTCTAGATAACTGCAGTATATAATATAATATTATCAAACTACATCATGATGAATGAGCCAAGATACTTAGAAATGATTAGACAAGGAGTTGTTAACATAAATGGTGATGATTTTAAAATAATCAGAGCATATGATGGATGCAGAGGGTGTTATTTTAGACAATTTGAAAACTTTAGTGGGTGTCTAAATAATGTTGCACAAGGTATTTGTTGTAGTGCTGGTGGTCACATTCTAAGAAAAATTTCAGAGTAATAGAACAAAAATTAATTAAGTACGTTTAGCCAGTATGGAAAATCAACAGGACATATTAAAGACCGTTATAGACGGTTTAGTGTATATCCCTACTAAGGATATGATAGTTAAGCCCTTAGAGGATGAATACGTAGAGAAAGAAATTATTAAGCCAGTAGAGACTGGTAAAAAGGACGAAAATGGTTATGATATCAATGATACCGAAACAGTTAAAGAAAAGGTATTAACTACGTTCAGAAAAGGTATTGTATTACGTCTGCCATCTGGATATCAGTGGCAAGATGAGAACAATCATCCTGAAGTAGGTGATGTGGTAGCATATCCTAGGAAAGCATCGATTGATTTTGATTTGTTTAAAGATAGTCAATTAGTAAATCCTTATAATGTAGTAGCCTTTGTAAAAGGAGAAAAATATTTTAAAGACTAAGCGTAGTCTTAATTAATCGTGGTTGTAGTTGGATGTACTAGGGGTTAGCATAAAGTTAACCCCTTTTTTATTGTATAAAATTTGCAACTTTTTTTGAATATTTGCGTTATGTGAATATGATTAAAGAAATGATAAATAACATGTTGGGTGAGTACTCAAAGTTCATTCAAATACAAGATGATGGTACAGTTAAGGTATTTGTTCCAGAAGACGTTAATAATCCTTCTATGAAAAATGCTACAGAATTAACATTATCTAAGAATGAAGCAATTAGTCTCATGGGTTTAGTAACCCAACCCAAACAATACGAAGTATGTGATTCTTCAAACAATTGCAGAATCATATCTGAAAAAGATCCTGATTTTGACGTAAACAAGTGGATTAAATTAGCACTTGGAACTATTAAAAAATAAATACTATGTCAGATTACCGAGTTACTATTACAACAGTCAGGGAAAAATGCCCATTTGATGCTAAACGGAAAAGCAAAGAATACTGCAAAGTATGTAAAGCTTGGAAAGATCCTTGTTCAGGATTAGGTATAGAAACTACGATTTCTTCAAGAAAAATTGGAGAAGATAAAATGAAACAAATAATAAATATCATTAAATAATTATGATTACAGAATATAAAGTTATTAAACCTTTTGGTGTATTAAAATCAGGTGATATCCTTACTTTGGATAATGATATGTATACGTTCTCTGATGAGAAATCTTCTGACTCACAAAATTATTATTCCCAAGTAAACGTAGCTGTATCATGTGATATGATTGAGGAATATGCTAAAAGTGGTTTAGTTGAGCCAATTGAAAATGTTACTGTTGAATCTAATGATGAGAAGAAAATCAAACAGATTCGTACTATTATTGCTCAATTGAAGAATACTTACAATCAACGTAAGAACAATATTGAGAAAAAGTATCAGGAAGGTAAAATTCAAACTTGTGTGAAAGTAGAGCATGATACTGTATATTTCAATATGATGAAATTGTTAAATAAACTCGAGGCAATCATAAATGAATAAACTAGTAAAAACCGTATCAAATGAAGAATTGATACCAGAGTTTTTACAAGCGCTTAATGGAATACTTAGGTTAACTGATAGGGAACTTGAATTAATGGCTACACTTATTAAAATGGATATGGAATACGTTAAGGAACCTAATACAAATAAGAATGTAGCAAACAGATATAATAGAAAATATATCATTGAGAATTTAGGTATTACTAAGGATAACCTAAGTAGATACATTAAGTCTTTCAAAGAGAAGGGCATTTTGATAGCTGGACCTGCTGAAGACGAACTTAGCGTAAATAAGGCTCTGATACCAGTTGTTATTGGAGATCGTTTGCAACTAACGATAATACTGAGAATAAAATGAAATGTTTAGATATAAAAACAGGTTCCATTCTTATCTATAAGAAATATGGTTTACTAAAATGTTGGTGGAATAAATTAATGAGAAAAGAATTACCATTTAATAAGTATACTCTTTACTTTGGAAATTCTTCTATGTTTGTAGAAACCACGAACATCAAAGTAAAAGAAAAAGATAGATATATAATTTTAGAACCTATCAAACCATATAGTAAAAAGGAAGAAAAAGCTCTTAAGTTAGAAGTAGTAGAACACGTTATGATGAACAATGATACAAAGGATTTGTTTAGTGTGATAAATATAATTAGACCTTCTACAATAGACGTAGAATCATTTACAATCGATGGTTTGCTTAAAAATAAATACTATAGAATAGTATATGATTCAAAAGGAAAAAACTTCTAATATCTATATACAATTAGCAAATAAATATAATATTCCACATCAAGTAGTAGAAGTAATTTGTAATCATCCGTTCAAATTTGCAAATAGAGTTATTTCAAATGATGAAGATATTAAGACAATAATGTTTGGATATCTGTTCAAAATCAAACCAAAAAGAAAGTATGAAAAAACCAGAGAGAATGAAGAACAAAACAACTAAAGCTTTTCTATATCAAAATCTATATCCTGTAAATCTTTATGTTACTACTCTGGATGATTGGGAAGATGCTTGTGATTTTTTTGATTTCTTTCTTACTACCAAAGAACTTAGAAATGATGAACCAGAAAGAGATCGTCCCAAACTAAGTAGTGTAATGGGAGCTACGTTCTTGGTCAGAGAGAAATATTCTAGAGCTGTTGGTATATTAATAGTACTAGATGATTTCCATTGTTCTACTTTAGCTCATGAATCAATCCATTATGCAGATGCTGTATATGATTATTTATCAATGAATGCAGAAGGATATAATGAAGGAAATGAACAATATGCTTATTTAGTTACTTGGTGTGTGGAACAACTTGAAGATTTTATAGAATGCAAAAGGAAGGAAAAAAGAATGATAAGAAAGATGACAAAACAAGATGGGAATTAATGCCTCTTGATTGTCTCGAAGATATTGCCAGAGTATATACAGAAGGAGCTAAGAAGTATGGAGAAAATACATGGCAGAATTTAGAGAACGGTTATCAAAGATACAAAGCGGCTTTGTTGCGTCATCTGTGGGAATTCGAAAAAGGAAATGAAATAGATCCAGAAACAGGTTGCCACCATCTTGCGCAAGTATGTTGGAATAGCATTGCTCTTCTATATCTTTCTAAGCACTCTATGAAGGATATGACCGTAGAAATATGGAGAACCGCATACAATTTTCCAGATTATGAAGTATCTAATTTTGGTAAAGTACGATCAAAAGATAGAATAATAGAACATTCTAACGGACGTCTACATAAAACGATTGGAAAAATTCTAGTTCAACGGCTAGATCACAACGGATATCTAACTGTATCATTACAAAAGAATAAAAGGAATTACAAAGTAAAAGTACATAGATTAGTATTATCAACATTTTTAGAATGTATTGGAGAACAGGTAAACCATATAGATGAAGATAAAACTAATAACAAATTATTGAATCTAGAATGGTGTACTGCTAAATACAATGCTAATTATGGTACTAGGAATGCAAGAATTCAAAAAAGGAATGAACACAGAAGAAAAACTGGACAAGATACTACTGAATCAACAAGTGATACTACTGTATCTGAGGCAGATCTTACAAGACACAAATCGTAGTCAATTCCTTGAAGATTATGCTGCAAATTTAGCAGCACAAGCAACAGAAATAATATTAGGACACAATATAGTAAGAAAATAATATGGAATTAAAATTTAAGAAATTACAAGAAGACGCAGTATTACCTAGTTATGCTAACCCTAATGATGCTGGTTTAGATTTAACAGCAATTTCCTTTACTCAGGAATTTGATAAGAGTGGTAAGTTAGTATTAGTATATCATACAGGTTTGTCAGTAGAGATTCCTGAAGGTCATATGGGTTTAATCTTTATGAGATCCTCTGTTTCTCAGAGATCTATGTCAATGTGTAATGCAGTAGGTGTTATAGACTGTAAAATTTTGATTGTATTTTAATACATATCAATAGAACCCATAGTATTTTCTTACGTTTTCTACAAAAAGAATTTATAAAATGGAATTAATTTGTAAAATTTGTGGTAAAACGTTCAAAGTAAAACCTTCTAGAACAAATACAGCTAAGTATTGTAGTAGCAAATGTCAACATGATAGTTTAAAAGGAGAACTAAATTGCACATGTGAAATATGTGGTAAGAAATTTCATAGAAAACAGTCTTGGATTAACAAAAATAAACATTCTCTTTGTAGTACAAAATGTGCAAATAAACTTAAAGAAACTTTGTATCTAGGAAAAGGTAATCACCAATTTGGATTAAAAGGGGACTTAAACGCTTCTTTTAAAGGAAAAGAATTAACGAGGAACAATCATAAATTAGTTGATATAAAAGTTTATTGTCCAGAACATCCAAATAAGGATAGAAACAATAGAGTTCTCAAACACAGATTGATCATAGAAGAATATTATTATTTATTTAATAATAAATACTTTGAAATTATTGATGGAAAGTACTATTTAAAAAGAAAAATCAATGTGCATCACATAAACGGCGATCACAATGATAATAGAATAGAAAATTTAATGCCAGTAACTAGATCAGAACATAAAACAATTCATATGTTAGAAGGTATTCAAATTAGAGATCCTAAAACTGGTAAATTAACTGCAGTCTTAAAACGGGGTGAATTGCTGGAAAAGCCTGAAGAGGTCAATCAGCAGCCAAGCTTGAATGGTAACATTCTTGAAGGTTCAGAGACTAATAGCCGAGTCCTTACTGAGGACAGTAATGCTGACACGAGTGCCCTGCCCGCTTAGCGGTGATGATATAGTCCGAACTACAGATATAACAAATTGAAACTGTAGAAATATAAGGATAAAGAGCCTTATAATATAACAACACCTTAATAAAGGGTTATAAAGGTGAGATTCTTGTTAAATTCAAGATTACTACAGATGCTCTTCCTACAATCTATCAACCAGGTGAAAAGATTGCTCAGTTAGTAGTAATGCCTTATCCGAAGATGGAGCCTGTAATTGTAGAGGAATTAGCAGGCGAAGATCGTGGTGGTGGATTTGGTTCAACTGATAATAAAGAAGAAAATGAGAATGCAGAACAGGGACGAGAAAGCGGAGCAACTGAAGGAGATAATCAATCAGTACAGTAAAAATCCAGAGTATGTTAATGCATTTTATACTAAACAAGAAGCAGTAGATGCATTGAATAGACATTATAAAAACAGATACATTAAAATAAATTTAGATTAATATGAATACGTATATTTATACAGGTGGCAGCTCATTGTTAACAATGAAGGATAACGATATTAAGAATTTTGATACTATTAGTAATCATTACTTAAATATTGATTGGGCTTGGGTAATTGAGGAAGATGGTACCTTTGTAGCTAATGAAAAAGAATATGATGTAAAAGCTGGTGATGTAATCTTGGTTCTCTATGCTGGTTATAGAGAAAAAGAAGTACCAGTTGAAGATAGAAGAAAAGTTAGAGATTTTGTTATTATGAGAAATGAAGATTTTTATAATAATTATAAATTGAATAAAGAATACGAGCAAAATCGTAATATGAAGGATTGCAATTGTTGCGAAGCTTGTGTTAAGGAAGCTTAAAGATGAATTTAGCGGATATAGTTGGTGGACAAGTGGTCATACATCCAGACATGTTGGCCATTCCACCATTTAAAAAACTTTGGGATTCATTCAAAGATAAAGATTTAGCAACAAAATACTTATGGTACATAGTACTTAAAAACAAATACGATTCTCCTTATGTAGAAACTATGGAGAGAGATCTAATAGAACCTACATTAAAAAAGGAGTTATTTGGAGATGAAAACTATGAATTACCAGAAATAGTAATACAAGCAGAAGATAGCTGGAAAAGTAGAACATACTCCTTACTTGAGTATATGTTAGATGGATTACTATTAAAACTTGAAGGTGCTGCTAAATACTATCACTTATCTAAAGATGACGAAATGGATTTAGATTCTATTAAAAAGCTTACAGATGGTGCTAAGAATATGGCTGGAGTAATAGAATCAATTGTGAAACTTAAATCTCAAGTAAGAGCAGAAGAGATTAAGAATAGCAAAGTTAGAGGCGGTGGAGAAATGAACCCATTTGAATTGGTAAAAAAGAAGTTGTAGAAAATACGACACAATAAAAGACATTATAAAAACCTGCCCGTTAAGGGCTTAAAGAAATTGCAATTATGGCTAAGACTAAAACTAGTAAAAAGAATACTAAACCAACAATGATTATTTTTGATTTTACTGAAGTATATAACAATATGAAAGCAGAGCAAGAAAGAGATTTAGCTGAAGCTGCTGCTTATGCTATATCACATATCGATGAAAAACCAGAAAATAATCAAACTACTAAAACTAGTTTATGGCAGAAAATTAAGAACCTGTTTAAACGAAGAAAGTAATTTATGATTGATTTCACAAAGAGAATCAAAAATAGTGATAAATTTAGACGCTCGGCTCTTGCTTATATAGAGTCGGGCTCTTATTGTAATTACCCTAAAGGTACATCAGAGTATTTCAATTTTTGGGAAACAGAAATGGATAGATGCATCAATGGTTATACTGCAGATGATGGAGATTACATCACTGGGTATAACTATTTTTATTTGAACTACTGTCCAATTCAAAGAATTGTATACAAAAATAAAAAGAATAAACAAGGTCAAGAAGAGCTAATAAAAGTTAGAGAGTTAGCATTTCCTGATTTTTATGATTATGACTATTACTATTTTCAAGCTATTGAAATTGCACAAGATCAAGGTAAACACTTATGTGTAGCAAAAGCTAGACGTAAAGGTTACTCGTATAAAGGTGGTTCTATGCTTTGCCGTAATTTCTTTTTAATACCTGGCTCTAAGTCTTATGTATACGCATCAAACAAACAATATCTTACAGATGATGGTATTCTTACTAAGGCTTGGGATTACATGGACTTTATAGATGAAAACACTGCATGGGGTAAAAAACGACAAGCTGTAAACACTAGCATGCGTCGTAGAGCTTCTATGATTGTAACTGATAACTTTGGTAATAAAATTGAAGTTGGTTACAAATCAGAGATAATAGGTGTATCATTGAAAGATAACCCAGATGCTGTACGTGGTAAAGCAGGTATGTTAATACTTTGGGAGGAGGCAGGTACTTTCCCAGAACTTAAAGCAGCATGGCAAATTGCTAGACCATCCGTAGAACAAGATGGTGTTGCCTTTGGTCTGATGATTATGTTTGGTACTGGTGGTGATGAAGGTCCTGCAGTAATGACATTACGTGAAGCATTTTACAATCCCAAATCATATAACTGTATAGGTTTTGAGAATATATGGGACGATGGTATCCAGAGTAAAGAATGTGGGTTCTTTATACCTCAACATACTAATTTGGATATACGTGATGAGAATGGTAAGCGATTGTACATGGATGAAGATGGTAATACTCTTCATGAAAAAGCAAGGCAGTTTATTTTAAATTTACGTGAAGAAGAGTTAAAAGAAGCCACTAGTTCTCAACAAATAGATAGATACGTAGCAGAACACTCTGAATCTCCTGCAGAAGCATTTACTGAATTATCTGGTAACATATTCCCAAAGAAAGAATTACAAAAACAATTAGCAAGGATAAGAACTAACACTAAGTTACAGAATCATAAACAAGTAGGTACTCTTACTCTAGTTAATGGAGAGATAATTTGGAATATACAGAAAACAGGAGACATAACCGAATTCCCATTACCAAAGAATTCTGATCCTACTGGTAAAATAGTTATATGGGAACACCCAGTTAAAGATGCACCATTTGGTTTATATATAGCTGGTATTGACCCATATGATCACGATCAATCAGGTACTAATTCATTAGGTTCTTGTTTTATATATAAACGTTTTCAAGACTTTGAATCATATTCAGATATCATTGTAGCAGAATATACAGGTAGGCCAAAAACTGCTGAAGAGTTTTATGAAAATGTTCGTAAGTTACTTATTTACTACAATGCAAAAGCAATGGTAGAAAACCAAAACACTGGTTTGTTTACTTATTTCAATAACAAACATTGTAGCCATTTACTTGCTGATCAACCAGACATCATTAAAGATATTGTTAATAATTCTACAGTAAATAGACGAAAAGGATGTCATATGAATAGAGAGATCAAACTTTGGGGAGAAGGTAAGATCAAAGAATGGCTGGAAGAACTTAGAGATCAAAAGCAATTAGGTTTAAATACTGTACTATCTGAACCATTCCTTGAAGAACTTATTCAATATAATGACAAAGGAAATTTTGACAGGTGTTTAAGGAAAAACTCAAAAATAACGACAATAAATGGTTATAAAAATGTACAAGACATTTGTGTTGGTGATGATGTCCTTACTATGGATGGAACTTATCGGAAAGTAACATGGTTAGATAAACACAAGCACAATGGCAAATGTGTCGGTATTAGATTACTAGGAGATTATAGAATACTAGAATGTACAGATAATCATCCAATATATGTAGCTACAACAGAAAAGAAATCACACAGATTTAGAAAAGACAGTTTAAAATATAAACATTTCGAGAGTGCTGGTAAATTAAATTACAAATATCAGTTTGGTTTAGTTCCAAAAAGGAAAAACCTGAGTAAGTGCGAGCTGTCTGACGATTTACTATATCTGATCGGATGGTTTTTATCTGATGGTTGGGCTTCAAAAACAAATGATAAAATGTCTATAACATTGCAAGGTAATCAAGAAAAAATTGCAGACAAACTTATAAAAATAATCGAAAACTTTTGTAATGAAGAAACATTTATAAAAGGTAATAACAGATTATTTAGATATACTGTTAAAAAAGTTTATACAAATAATTGTTATAGAATTGTTATAAATTCTCCAAAATTACACAAGTTAGTAACTTCTTGGGGATGTATATCACACGACAAAGTAATACCAACAATTAATTATAACAAGTCTGGCTTAATGCCACTGGTTATAGGTTTTTTAGAAGGAGATGGACATCAAAAGTTAAATGCAAACTATGATGGATATATTAGAAATGATATAGAATGCTCTGGTATTTACTTTAATCTAATTCATCAAATTAGACAAATATTAATAGATAATGATATTTGGTGTACTGTTGAACAAGCTTGTAAGAATACGCAATTAAGGATTCATATACAAGGAGAATATATAAATAAAATGTTATCATTCTATCCTAGTTTGAAATTTTCAACAATAGATTACAAATCAAACAAAAATACTGTTTACTTAGATGAAGATGGATTTTGGGTACCTATAAAAAAGTTATATGAATTTGATATAAATGAGACAGTATACAATTTTGAAGTAGAAAACAATCACACTTATATTGCAAATGGGGTATTGACCCATAATTGTATGGCATTTATGCAGGTAATGGTCTATAGAGAACAATTGTATAATATACAAGTAAAGAAGAAAGAGGATGTTGAAAAGAAAATGAGATTGTTTGATAAACCGTTGTTTAAAAATACAGATGATTCATTTACATTCACGCCTTTAAATAATAACACAACCACATTTATGTTTACTAATTAATATGGAAAGAACAGTCAACTCATTTCCTATCCAAAGACTACCACTCAGTAAAAAAACCGAAGAATGGCGAAAAGACTGCGTGGATTACATTATTGGAATATCTGGCATAGCTTCGTCCGAAAGTATACCTGATGAAGAAGAAATGCAAAGCTATTATGATTTATATAATAGTATATACAATGAAAAAGACCTAAAGTATGTTACAAATCCTTTCAATCAAGATGATGGCTTTCCAGCAATGGCACAGGATTATAATATCATACGTCCAAAAGTAGATCTATTATTAGGTGAAGAAACAAAACGTCCATTTAACTTTAGAGTGTGCCGTACTAGTGATATTGCTAGTAGTGAAGTACAAGACAAAGCTAAACAGATGCTGTTGAATTATATGCAAGCTGCTATGCTTGCTAAATTAAGCCCAGAAGATCAAGCTAGATTTCAAGAAGGATTACAAACAGGCGAAATTCAAACACCAGAACAAATACAGAAGTATTTAACAAAGGATTACAAAGATGCAGCAGAAACAACAGCATATCAAAGCTTATTATTCTTACTTAAGAAAGAAAACATTTCTCATGAATTTATGAAAGGCTTTAAAGATGCACTTGTTGCAGGACTTGAAGAGTATTACATAGGAATTAGAAATGGTGAACCAGTTATTAAAAGAATCAATCCTAAAGATTTTAAGTATCCTGCAGAAGAAGGTATTGAATTCATTCACGATGCATCTTGGTGTTGTTACAGATCATTAATGTCGTGGAGCCAGATATACGATCAGTTTTATGATAAACTAGATGAAAAGCAATTGAACGAATTGTTAGAAATAGTAGATCAAAAACCTACATCTGGATTTGGTCCAGACAAAAGTCCAGTAGATGATTTTGTTCATTATAATTTAAAATCATATAATAAATTACCAGACCATAATCCTTATGGAGATCCAGATAACATTGTAGTTTATCATGTATGCTGGAAATCACTTAAAAAGATAGGGTTTGTTACAATAATAGATCCTGAGACAGGTATGCCAGATGAAATACAGGTAGATGAATATTATAAACCTACTGGTGAAGAAATCAATGTTGAATGGAAATGGATTATTGAAGCATGGGAAGGATACAGAGCAGGCGATGATCTTTACTTTGGTATGCAACCATTAGAGTACCAATTCCGTAGAGGAGACAATTTAAATAGTGCTAAATTACCATACACTGGTGCAGCTTATAGTAATACAAATACTAAAGCCAAGTCATTAGTTGCTATTATGAAACCACTACAATACATGTATATCATACTTTGGTATCGTCTTGAAATGGCAATAGCTAGAGACAAAGGAAAAATACCTGTAATAGATGTTACTCAAATACCTAAGAGTATGGGTATAGATGTAGATAAGTGGATGCATTACTTAGGGGCACTTGGTGTAGCATTTGTCAATCCATACGAAGAAGGTTGGGACATTCCTGGTAGAGAGGGTGGTAAACCATCACCATACAATCAATGGACTTCTATTGATGCAAGTATGTCTAATACTATTAATACGTACATTCAATTACTTGCGAAGATTGAAGAAATGGTATCTGAATTGTCCGGAGTAACAAAGCAAAGACAAGGATCTATTTCTAGTAATGAGCTAGTGGGTAATGTAGAAAGATCTGTAGTTCAATCTGCTCATATTACTGAGCCATGGTTTTGGTTACATAATCAAATTAAAACACATGTATTATCAATGTTATTAGATAGTGCCAAGTTTGCATGGAAGGATGATAAAAAGTATTTAAATTATATATTTGATGAGGGTACTAGAACATTCTTGCAAATGGATGACAATTGGTCATATGAAGACTTTGATATTTTTGTAACTGACAGTACCAAAGAAAGTCAAGCTATTGAACAACTTAAGAGTCTTGTACAGCCGGCTATGCAAAATGGTGCATCATTGTTAGATGCTGCTGAAATATTTACTAGTGACAATTTAAGTGTAATCAAATCTAAATTACAAGATATAGAAAACAATAGATTGGAACAGCAGCAAGCAATGCAAGAGCAAGAAAATCAACAACAGCAGCAGCTTATTGAAATGCAGAATCAAGTTAAGGAAGAAGAGCTTATGCTTAAAGAAGCTGAACTTGATCTTAATAAATATAAAATTGATCAAGATAATGCTACTAAGATTACTGTAGCTCAATTAAATGCATATAGAGGATCTGAAAATATGGATCAAGATATGAATGGTGTACCTGATGTAATTGAAATTGGTAATCAAGAAATAGCTAGACAAAAAGCTGTATCTGATGCTATGAGCAAACAAATGGATTTAGCAAACAAGGCTAGAGCTGAAGAAAATAAGAAAGAACTTGAAAAGCGTAAAATTGCTGCACAAGAAAAAGCTGATAAATTAAAGGCCACCATCGAGAAAGAGAAAATAGCTCTTGAAAATAGAAAATTACAAGAAGCTAAAAGATTGCAGAAGATGAAAGATGATGCAGCTTATAAGAGAGAACAATTAAAAGCAAAGACTGCTTTAAAAAATAAAGTAGTTGGTGAATCTAAATCTAAAAAATAGGAGGACTAATTATGGCTTGTAAAGGAGGCTCTAAAAAGGGCGGAAAAGGTAAACCAGGTAAGACAGGTAAATAAATATTATTAGTATGAAATGGAAAGATCTATCTCTTAAAGAGAGAAAACAGATATATGATAGTGTCAGGGTGAATAACCCTGGTGCTACATATTTTGATATTAAAGAGCAATTTGATTCTATTCCTGCGTATGAAGATGGTGGTAAATCTATAGTAGACGAAGTAAACAAATCTGATGCTAACTTTGTACAAAGATTAAAATCACCTACAAGACAGACTATCCCTAATTGGGAAGATCAGTATAGAGTATTACCTTGGGAAAAATCTGTTTCAACACACAAATTATCAGTATGGGATAATGCAAACGGAGGTGGTATTATTGTACCAGATGTTCAAGAAGTAAATGGCAAATTAATAGATTTTACTAGACCTCCGTATAACAACAGAGCAGCTGTAGAGAATGCCTTAAAAACTGGGGATTATGTTGATTTACCAAAATTCGAAGATGCTTTGTGGTATACAAGGCATCAAAAAACTAAAGTCCAAAGTAGGAAGAATAGTTGAGGGTACTGAAATTGATGGAGCTAGTGTTCACAGTTTTGCTCCTACTCAAACCAAAAAGAAAACTAAAAAGAAAACGGAAGAAGATTATGATTCTGAATTTTCTGAAGTATTAAGATAGGACAATAGAACAAGCAATTTTTCCAGATGAAAGAACTCGTGAATTAGTAGAAAATGTAGACAAAACATATGGAACTAACTACAAACGAGCTTATTCTAATATTGCATATAAAGACATGACTAAAAGAGGTAGTTATGTCAAATGGGGTGATACGGACAAAGATGGTTATGGGCAAATAAATATAAAAAATATTAAAGATAATATATTACCTACAGATATAAATGATTATAGTGTGATATTAGATAATAATATTTATATGCCCGGAACTGCTAATCATGAGTTAGGACATGTGGCAGATGGTTTAGCAGGATCTAGAAAGATTCAGGATTTTGATAGTGGTAAAGAATATATTACAAACACTTATCTAAATTATTTAGCAAATTCTAACAATACATATAGTTCTGCGGAGTTAAGAAAAATGGGATTATTTGATGCTGCTGGAAGTAGATCATACTTATTAAATCCTACAGAAGCTAAAAGTCATATGTTAACTCTAAAGAGATCATTAAAAGATTCTGGTAAAATTACAAACTGGAGTACTCCTGTAGACGAAAAGATGATTTTGGAATATATGAGAAATCCAACATCAAATAAAATGGTTAAGAATCAATATGATTTGTATAGAAATAAAAACGAGTATATTGATAGATTGAACAAACTAATTCCTATGGAAATTTTAATGCCATTAGGTGGTGCTGGATTTGTAGGTCATGAACTAAATAAAGAATAATCAATATGGAAAATTTATACCCAGTATACCCAATTCCTTCTTATAAAGATGGAGGTATACACATCAAGAAAAAGAATCGTGGTAAGTTTAATGCTCTTAAAAAGAGAACAGGTAAGAGTACTGAAGAATTAACACATAGTAAAAACCCATTGACTAGGAAGAGGGCAATCTTCGCACAGAACGCCGCAAAATGGAATCATAAAGGCAGAAAGAAAAAATAACAATTACAATCTAATTATAATTAATTATGGAAAACAATAGTAACGATACACTATTTGGATTTACAGCTATAACTGATATGTTTACTGAACAAGTTGGTAACACCATCTCTCAAGATGATGATATTGATGATGAAGAGTTAGAGAGACTGAAACAAGAGTCTGTTAAAGCTAGACCTGCTACTCCTGGATCTAAGAACAAGAAGACAGAAGAAGAGGAAGAAGTAGAGGAAGAGGAAACTGAAGACATCGAAGAGGAAGAAGTAGAAGAGCCTAAGAAATCTAAAAAAGCTTCTAAGAAAAAGGATAAAGAAGAAATTGAAGAAGAGGAGACTGAAGAAGAGATTGAAAAAGAATCCGAGGAGGAAACTGAAGAAGATGAAGTTGAATCTAAACAAGTATCTGCTTTATTTGATGCAATTGCTGAAGAATTAGAATGGGATTTTGATGAAGAAGAGGAAGAAGAAAAACCAAAGACTGTAGAAGAATTGGTTAAGTATTTTAAAGAAGTAATCGAAGAACAATCTACTCCAGAATATGCAAGCGAAGATGTTGCAAAATTAGATGAATTTGTTCGTAATGGGGGTAAGTTAGAAGATTATTTCTCTATTACTCCGGACATTGATGTTGACAATGTTGATATTGAAAATGAAAATGAGCAAAAGATAGTATTGAGAGAGTTACTAGCTAGAAAAGGTTACAGTGACAAACAAATTGCTAAGAAAATCGAAAGATTTGAAGATGCTGGAGTATTAGAAGATGAGGCTAGAGATGCGGTTGAGGAACTTCAAGAGATTGTTGCAAAAGAGAAAGAAGAGCTATTAGAGCAACAAAGAATCAAAAAGGAGGAAATGGTGCAGCGCCAACAAAAGTTTTTTGATGACGTTGTCGGTGAAATAAAGTCCTTGGACAATATACGTGGTATCAAAATACCAGCTAAGGACAAGAAAGAATTATTGGCTTATATATTTAAAGCCGACGCTAGTGGAAAGACCCAGTACCAAAAAGACTATTCCAAGAGCGTAAAGAATTTAATAGAGTCAGCTTATTTTACAATGCGAGGTGACACTTTGTTAGATGCTGCCAAAAAACAGGGTACTAGCTCTGCTATTAAAAATCTGAAAAATAGTCTCAGATCAACAGGCGTTAGTAAAGGTACTAAGAGAATTAATACAAGTTCATCTAACTCTATTTTTAGTCGTGCAGTACAACTACTTTAATTAAAAATAAATTACTAACATTTATATGGATAACGGAATTTTAAATAATTTACAGATCGGTAGAGGTAAATGGTTCTCAGATCTTGTTGATGAGAATATGATTTCAAATGCAATGCTTACTAGACCGTATGAAGTAACCCGTGTTATTTCTTATGTATTCGGTTCTAAAGATGATGGTTATAGCACTTCTTTGGATGCGATTACTGGTGGTCTTGGTAATGTAATGACAATTGACCAAAGAGACTACGAATGGTCTGTAATGATCGATAGTGATAGAGCTGTGACGATTCGCTCTGCAAAATGGCAGGGAACAGAAATCACTGCTGCAAATGCTAGCACAGTTATGGCAGGTTTGGGTAACACACCTATCATGTTGTGGTTAGAGGACAAATGGTTTGGTCCTGGTGCAATTTTGGAATTTGATAATAGAGAGTATCAAGTACGTGTTTCTGGTGCTCCTTATCAAGATGGTAATGAATGGGTTTATACTTGTTTCATTGCAGATGGTCAATCTAATTCTTATATTCCTGGTGAATATTTGTTAGCTGGTCGTCAAGTATCTCGTTTAGCTTCTGCTTACGAAGAGTACAGTGAAGAGGGTGATATCCTGAATTATAATACTCATTTCAAGATGAGAAACTTCTTGTTTACGACTCGCTTGGATTATGATATTACAGGTACAGCTTATTCTACAGTACTTTGGATTGCTTTAAAAGATCCTAAAACTGGTAAGACTTCTTATTTGTGGTCTGACTATCAGGAATGGAAGGCAATGCGTGAGTGGTCTAAGAGATGTGAGAGAATGATGGTTTACTCTAAGTCTAATGTAAATAAAGACGGTTCTACTTCATTGTTAGGTACGAATGGTCGTCCGGTTTACATTCCTGCAGGTTTGTTGCAACAGATCGCTCCGTCTAACAGACGTTACTATACTGAATTGACTCCGGAATTGTTGGAAGACTTCTTGTTTGACTTGTCTTACAATATCTTAGGTACTAACGAACGTAAGTTTGTTGCTTTGACTGGTGAAATGGGTATGAGAGAATTTGACCGTGTATTGAAACAAAAAGCAGCTACAATGAACTTGATTGATACGAAGTTTATCAGTGGTTCTGGTCAGGCTTTGGTTTTAGGTGGTCAGTTTGTAACATACAAGATGACAAATGGCATCGAGTTGACATTGAAACATTTCCCGTTGTATGATGATACTACTTATAATCGTTTATTACATCCGGTATCTGGTAAACCACTGGAATCTTATAGAATGACATTCTTGGATCTTGGTAGACGTGATGGTCAAGCTAATATCGTTAAGGTTGTTCGTAAGGACCGTGAGATGGTTATCTGGAATACTTCAGGTTCTGTAGCTCCGGGAACTGGTTACTCTAAGAATAAATCCACAGTAAGATCTAATGCAAAGGACGGGTACTCTGTGCATTTTTTAGGCGAGATGGGGATAATGTTACGTGACCCACGCGCGTGCGGTGAATTGCTGATGGAGGTCGAGGACTAAGAAATGGACACACTTAATTGGAACATTTCTGATATTCTTACGTTACATAAATAAATGTAACAAAAAGAATATTTATGAAAAAGAACCAATTATTTGAAATTTACTTAGTAAGCAATACACAAAACAATAAAGTATACATTGGAGCTACTAGCCAAGGTAGTGCAAAGCGTTTCAAACAACACGTTTGGAAATCGGAAAGTGGCTCCAATTATTCTTTTCATAAAGCAATAAGAGAATTTGGTACAGATGTTTTTGAAGTGAAAACATTAGAATACGTAAACACCATTGATGAAGCAAAAGAAAGAGAAAAGTATTGGATCATTCAATACAGATCTACAAATCCTAAGTATGGATATAATGGTGACTGTGGTGGTGATATAATGTTCCACACAGAAGAGGCAAAGGTCAAAATATCAGCAATACACAAAGGTAAAGATATGTCATCGTACTACAGAGCGGTATTGCAATATAGCAAAGAAGGTGACTTTATTCAAGAATATCCCAGTGTAACTCACGCTTGTGAATTTACTAAGATTAGTAGAGCTTCAATGTTAAGAGCTCTTAATAAGACATTAAAAACACAATCTAAAGTAAATCCATATGTATGGTTTTATAAAGATGAATTTGAAACTGTTCCTACTAAAATAGATACTTCTGATATGTATTGTAACAAAGTGTATGAGAGAAAAGTATCAGAAAACTTTTTAAAAGCAGGAGAAAAACAACGTAGTCGTGATAACATGTTTGCCAATACAATAGTAGAACAATTAGATTTACAAGGTAAAAGAATTGCATTATTCTACAGTATAGCTGAAGCAAGCAGACAAACTGGCGTATCGTTAAGAACCATAAAAGAGCATTGTGCTGGAGTATATCTAAATAATAAAAATATCAAGAATTGCACGTGGCGTAAAATTGAAGATGTTGCTAATTTAACAGCAGAAGATCTAAACGTATTACATACTCAGGAAAATGTCGCAATGAGTAAACGTGCAGGTAACAATACCAGAAAAGTTGCTTTATACAATCAAGATAATGAATTAATAAAAATATTTGATACATTGGAAGATGCATCAAAACTTACAAATGTAGATAGATCTACAGTAGGTAAGCAGTTAAAACGATACGGCATTCGAATAATACCTAATGTAGGATATCTGAAATTTTATAAAGAATAAAATACTATGGATATAATATTAAAATTCGCCCGTACAAACCCATGGGCTGGAATCGCTAAGTATAAGAATTGTAAAGATTATATCAGTACTTACTGGACAAGATCTGGTAATAGATATACTGGTTTAACCCCAGAAGATGCTAGACGTTTGGAGAAAGAAATGGGATATGAAGAAGGACATTTATCTCCACAAAGTGGATTCTGGAAAACATATGCAATCGGTTTAGGCGCAAGAGATAAAGTTTTACATACAGAAAGGCCTGAAGATGAACTTGCATATTTATTTTTAAAAGGACACAAAAGAGTAGCAAATGGAATCAATAATCTTAAGCCTACTCATGATTATGTTCTTGTAAATAAAGAAATTGAAGCTGAAGAAGCTAACAAAAGAAATAAAGCTAAACGTGAGGCATTCTCTGAATTTAATAAGATGTCAATTGAGGAAATGCGCAAATGTTTACGCTTATATGGTCACAAGACTGATAATATCAGTAATGAGCTAGTTGAAAGTAGTTTATTTGATCTCATTGAAAACAATCCTGATAAGTTCTTCTTGATTTGGGTAAACAATAAAGTAAGAGATACTCAATACATTATTGAAGCAGCTATTTCAAAGAATGTAATTCGTAAATCTAAAAATATCTATTACTATGGTACTGATATCATTGGTAGAAGTTTAGAAGATGCTATTGCTTCATTAAATGATAAAAAGAATCAGGATATCAAAATGACTATACTTCAAGAAATTGAATCTAAGTAAAAGTAAACATGACAGTATTAGAAGCACATATAGCATTTAAGATTGAAGCAGATAAAAATGCCGTTAATATTGGTATATCTGGTTGTCCATCTTTCTTACCTGAGGAAATTGATTATTGGTTATACACAGCGTATCTAAGTAAGATAGCTACTAAAGCTACCGGTAATAATACTCTTAGAATACCATTTGAAGGTAATGTAAAAAGAGTAGCAGACTTAGAAGGTTTAGTAAAAACTGATAAAGGATTGTCTTTACTAAGTGAACCTATAAGTAATAGGCTCACTATGAATAATTTCAAATCTAGTATTACTTATGGTGATGATACTCAAGATAAGCGTATGTACTTCTTAGAAGGAATTTTACATTTTGGTAGTAATAAAATAGCTACAGTAAAACTTATTAGTCACGAACAAGCTACTAGATTCTTAGAAACTTATAATAATAAACCTTGGATTGAAGAACCTGTAGCAATACTAGAGGATAATAAGTTAATAGTGTTTATAGATAGGGATCTCATGGTAGGTCCTTACACTATAGATATTACTTATCTGGCATATCCAAGAAAGATTAATAATCAAGATATTACGTCTACTCTAGATGAAATTCCAGAGTATATGCAATATGAAGTAGTTAAACTAGCTGCTGACATGGCAATTGAGAATATTGAATCTCCAAGAACTCAAACACATCCACAGTACGTAGCACAATTATCAGAGTAATATGAGTAGTAAGGAAATGCAAATGGAATTCGAGAGACGGATTCAACTTATTAGTCCAGATCTTATTGTAGATGAGAAACCTAACTCTGATCTTATATTTTCAATACTAAATGAAGCTCAAGATAGGTATGTAATGATGAATTATGTTGGTGATGACCAAATGGAAACTGAAACTAACATACATACTAGAAATACAGACTCTATTAAAAGTTTATTAGTAGAAAAAGAGTTGACAGCAACAGGTACTACTCTTAATGGTTTTACAAGATACAGATTACCATATGTATCTACTGAAGAATATTTCTTATATGTACATTCCTTTAGTAAGGTAAAGGGTACTTATAAACAATATAAAGATTTTGTTAGAGTAGATAATCAACTGGTTAAGTATAGAGATCTTGGTAAGTTTATTAAAACAGCATACAATACTCCTATTATTAGGCAACCTGCTGTTGCATTAGTATCAGATCCTACTACTAAATATAACTATATAGAAGTAGCAGTAGATGCATATACTACATTAGGTAATGTTACATTAACTTACTATAGGAAACCATTAAGATTTAATACTACTGATGGAGCTAGTAAATGTGAACTACCAGAATCAATTCATAGTGAAATTGTAGATTTAGCAGTTAATATGTTTATTACTGAAGGTAAATATAGATTACAAGTAAAACAACCAAATAATCAACAATAATGAAGTATATTGAATTACAAACCGCTTTTGAATTAGAAATAGATCAATTAGACAATAATCTAACAAAACCTACTACTTCAGATATTGAGTATTGGTTAATGGCTGGATTAGATAAATTTATCAAAACTAGATATTCTGGTATTAATTTCAAGCAAACTGGATTTGAACAAGACCAAAAAAGAATTGATGATCTTCGTACATTAGTTACTAGAAAATCTTATCAATTTACTACATATCCAGAAGAGTATACAGTTACTCTGCCAGATGATTATATGTTTACTGTAGGAGAGACAGCTGTAATATTTAGTTACGATCATTGTTGGCCTGTGGGCCCAAGTGGTCAACCAAGAACTAAAAACACAGATGTGTTAGAAGCTACAGTAGAGAATATAGATAGACAAAGACAAAACACTTTGTCAGAATACAGATTACATGGTAGATCCGCCAGACCATTAAGATTATATGAAGGAAATGAAATTCATTTATATACAGACGGAAATTACAATATAAGAAATTATATTCTCACTTACTTGAGAACTCCTAAAAAGATTAGCCTTACTGATGCACCATTTGATGAGTACACAGATATGCCAGTTGCAACTCACAATGAGATAGTTAAGTTAGCGGTAGAGTTGTATTTGGAAAATAAGGCTAATCCAAGATATCAATCGTATATGAACGAAGTTAGTACAATGGAATGATTATACGAATAGTTTAGTTTGACGAGGAAATCTGAAACACGAAAGTAGAAGAACTAATCAAAATGTTAAGCTAGACGTCTATTTAAGTTTAACAATAAAAAACAATAATTATGTTACAACATGTGAACACAGTACTTATTGGTACTGAAGCACCTGCATCTTATACGACAGCAGATGCATTGACAGAAGGTCAAATTGCATTATTTGATCAAAATAGAGCAATTGTAAAAGATGCAGCTGGTGCTAAAGCTGCTAGTTCATTGTATATCGGTGTTTGCGAAGGCAAAGAAGATGTTTACAATGAAGCAGGTACAAAATCAACTAAGTCAGTTATTCGCTTCTCAATGCCTATCATGAAAGGTTCTAAACCTCACATGGTATTTAGTGAATATGTAGCTGCAGCTGAAGATAAAATTGTAATCACAGCTACTAATGTTACTCCGGAAGTTGGTCATCGTTATGTATTACGTTTAGTGTACAATGACATCTATGAGGCACCTGGGCAATTTACTCATACTTATGAAGTAATTGCAAAGAGTACTAATGCAACTGATTTGATTACAGCTTTCAAAAACAAAATCAACAAACACAAAGAAGCCAGAGTAGTAGCAACTAGTGATGCTGCTGTTCTTACATTGAATGCTAAGGAAATGCCGTACAACGAAGGTATTATGTTAGACTCAAATTATTCTCAGGTTTCTGTGGAAGCATTTATGTGGAAAACTATTCCTTCTGGGTTGTTGAGTAATGTAATGTATCCTATTGCTAATTTAACGATTGCTAAGACTCAAGGTACTCCTGGTAAAGGTAATCCGAAGATTGTTCGTGATCGTGAAAATGCAGCTCTTGGTTACAGAGGTATTACACATCGTGCAAATGGTATCTATCCGTACATTGCTCCTGAGTTAAAAGCCGATTTAAGTGCTACTTACGATACATTGTCTATCGAATGGGATAACAAATATCTTAGTGATGATAATCAATATATCAAAACAACTCCATTAGCTTGTGAATTGTATGTAAATGCTGGTGAACTTAATGAATCTGCATTTATGACAGCTTTAAAAGCTTTTGTAGAAGTTGCTTAATCAAAAAATATAATTCAAACCAAAAAGGGGATTGGGAGTAATATCCCTTTCCCCTTTTATTTTATATACGATTGATATGGAAATGAATGAATCATTGTATTATGCAGAAATAAAACTGCTAACTACGTATTGCCACAACTGCCTAGATAACAAAATGAAGGATAAAATAATGATGTTTCTGTTTAAGAAAACACTTTATGATAATGCTACTACTCTAGGATTAACTGAAGATGCTGAGCAATATTACGATGAGATGTTGAGCTTGTTAGATATGACTACGTGTAATTGTAACATTAATACTAAAACTTGTGAAAATGGATACTGTCAATTATGTAAATAAAGTAGGAAAATTAGTAAATGATTCTACTAAATATAATGTGAAATTGGATAGAGTGTCTATTGAAAACTTAGTATTAATCTCTCATTTTGATGAGCTTGTGAAACAAGTAAATGCAGATAAAAAATTAACATCAGAAGAAAAGACAAAAGTTCTAAAGAAGCTTAATAATTATATAAATTGTCTTAAAAAGAAAATTAATTTTTATCCTGAGAAAAATATTAAACCTGACTGTATTTTAACAGAGACAGAGAAACACATAATCCAAGAGTAATATGAATAAAAAGATATCACAATTTGAACTAACAACTAAACTGCAAGAGCAAGACCTCATTACCCTTGTACAAGATGGTAGTAATAAGAATATTACTAGTGGAAGTTTTACTACATCACTATCAGGTACATTTGCCACTAATGAGAGAGTAGATGCTGTAGAAGAAGATGTTGAGATACTAGATACTAAAGTAAATGATAACTATAAAGATCTTAGTAATAAGATAGTAGAAGGGGATACTAGTGTAACTACTAATCTTAATAGTACTATCACTAGTTACTATGATGTATTGAATAATAAGATCATTACTTTAGATACTAAGCATGACACCGATATGTCAGAGATTGGTGGTACTATGCAAGAGTGGATAGATGATATTGATAATAGATCTACATTACAACAATTACAGGATGCTCTCAATAGACTTACTGTAGCTGAGAATACTATTACAGCATTATCTGAACTTATTGCAAATGGTGGAGGTAGTGGATCTGCTCCAGGCTATCATACCCAAAGTACAGCAACTATATTCCCACTATCTGGTTATTATAAAGGTAGTAGTGCGGCCCCATTAACTACTACAGATACATTAAATCAAGCATTATCTAAACTTGAGAATCAAGTAGAAGCAGTTGCAAGTAGTTCTGGTTCTTTACCTGTAATCAAGTATGGAGAAAGTACTCCTCCTGCAGATAACTTCTTATATACTTCTTTAAAGACTGCAGAAGATTATTTAAATAAGCATGGGGATACTGCGGATGGTAAAATAACAATGTTACAAGGTTTACAAGCAGGAAATACATTTCGTTCTGGTTGGGATGGTGTTGGAGCTAGTTTATATCCATTAGGTTCCAAATGGAATATGGAATTAGACAATCTGTTTGTTAGAGGTAATATGACAATAAACGAACTTACAGTAAATGAGATTAAGGCTGTGGGTGGTGATATTCTAGTTACTGTAGCAGATATGAAATGTATCGAAGTAGAAGAATTAGCAGATTCTTATAAATGCTACTTTGATGATCAAGATGGTACTAAGTATAATCAATTTATAGTTAATGACTTAGCAATATGCCAAAAATTTGATGGTAAAAATGTTAAGAGATATTGGCGTAAAGTAAATGCTACTGGTAGTAATTATATCACGTTGTCTAAAGACGTATGCGAGCCAGGTAGTGGTAAGCCAGAAGCAGATGATGAAATATTACAATTAGGTCATATGTACGAATCTGATCCAGACTACAATTTACAAATGGATGAGAGACGTAACGCAATTTTTATCAGTGCTAAAGGTGATAATGCCCCTAGAATCTCTTACTATAAGAATATTGATACTTTTTCTCTAGCTGATGAGGATGGTGTAGTTCGTGAAAGAGTTGTAATTGGTGGTGATCAAACTAAATTTGTAGGTACAATTTATCAAACTTCTGACACAGGAATCGTTAGAGTACCTGTATATAGAGGTATTTGGGTTTCTGGCAACACTTACTATTATTATGACCAAGTAAGTCACAAAGGTAGTTTATGGATCTGTATGGACCCTAATGGTACTAAAGATGAACCAAATGAGAATGATGATCAATGGCAGAAGCAAGTTTCAAAAGGTGAAGATGGTAAGTCAGGAGATGACAAAGCTAAATGGGTAGAAATTGTAGGCGATCGGTTATTTTTATTTGATACTCCCGATTTCTCAGGAACTCCTACTCCAAGAACTATTCATTTAACTGCAAATGTATATGGGATGGAAAATCCTACATACGAATGGAAAATGCTTAATGCAGAAGGAACCAAATTGTCTGCACAAAGTTCTATAGACTTTCCATATACAGCAATGCCGACAGATTCCCGTACATTAAGTATTCGTTGTACTGTTACAAATTCTGATGGTACTACTTACTATGATGATACCCAATTAGCTAAACTATCTAATGGTGCAGAAGGTCTTGATGCATATTATATTGATTTAAGTAATGGTACGGTTGCGGTACCATTTGATGCAGATGGGGTTACACCATTAGTAGATTTATCTACTATTACTACAGATGTTTACGCATATCATGGTATTAATCCAATTGCTATTAAAAGTATAACATATTCTACTACTTCTGGTGGAGCTACTGTAAGTATAACTGGTTCTAAAGTAACCCTTACTTCAATAAGTCAGAAACAGGCTAGTATAGATTTAAATGTAACATTAGAAGATGGAGTATCTATAGTTAAGACATGGTACGTTAATAAAGTATCTAATGGTGAGAATGGTTTTAATGGAGAAGATGCAGCATATGTATATATGTCTGGAGAACAATTCTTTCACTATAAAACAGGTAAAACTGTTCCCGAAAACACTACAATCACTCTTACTGCAGATTCATTTAATATAATTAATCCATCTTATAAATGGTATTGGGCGATAGCTGGTACATACGATTGGCAATTGTTAGCTAATGAAACAAATAGTACATTAGTAGTTAGTTATAATGGTATCTATTTTACTAGCACAAAAAAAGATGAAATTAGTTTTAAATGTGTAGTATCAGGAGCAGGAGCAGAATTTTCAGATTTCATGACTATTAATAATGTTCGTGATGGTGAAAATGTATATAGAGGTATCCTTACAAATGAAAACACTGGTGTACCAGCAGATTCAGGTGGAGTAGTAACAGATTATTCTACTGCTACTACCACAGCTAGATTGAAGTATGGTTCTCAAGATATTACTGATTTTAAACTTACTACTTCTTTACAAACTGGTACTGGTAGTGTAACTTATACCCAAAGTACACAAACAATCAAGTGTACATCATTGACTTCTGATTCTGCCATGTGGAGGATAGATTTTATATCACCAGCAAGTAGTAATAAGGTAGTAGATAGTGTTGATTTTGTTGTCACTAAATCTAAAGCAGGAGTAAACGGTGATGTAGGCAATAGTCCTATACAAATATTCTGTAATACTTCGAGTGCTAGTAATAAACCTAGTAGACCTACATTTACATATAGACCCTCTTCTGGTGGTGCAACTTCTGGAGGATATATATGGTATCCAGATCCAAAATACAGTTCATCTCAAACTACTTGGATTAGTTCAGGTAATTATGATCCAAATGCTGGAAAAATGGCTTACGATGAAAGTATAGGTGGATACTGGACTGATCCATTACCACATTCTGGTAAAGATGGTGAAAAGGGTGATAAAGGAGATAAAGGGGATAAAGGAAATATTGGAGCACCTGGTTCAGATGGATGGAATGGTCCATCTTTAAGTTATCGTGGAGAATACAGTTCTAGTAAGTATTATGCATGGACAGTTAACCCTGATGTAAGAGATGTCGTTAAATATGGTAGTGTCTATTATATGGTTGCTAATGGAAGAAGAGGTTTATCATCTTTTAAGAATGTAACCCCAGGAAGTAACACATCATATTGGTCTTCATTTGGAGCATCTTTTGAATCTATAGCTACTGGGCTATTGTTTGCGGAAAAAGCTACTATTGCAGGTATGGATTTTTATAACAATTGTATTGCAGCTAGTAGTGGTAGATTTTTCTTAGATGGTAGATATGAATCTGATATGGACAATGGCTGGCCAATTATGTCATTTGGTAACAATGCCGTAACAAATGGAAAACCAAGTTCTACAGCAGCATTAAAGATATTTGGTGGTGGTACACTAACAGTAGGAGATGGTACAGTATCTTCAAATGCTGGTATTACTGGTGTTGATACTGGTAGCGGTTCAATAAGATTTTGGGCAGGAAATAATTTTGATAATAGAGGATCTGCTCCGTTTAGAGTAGCACAATCTGGATATTTATATGCTAGTAATGCCAATATTGCTGGTAATATTACAGCATCTACTGCTAATTTTACAGGAAACGTATCAGTAGGTTCATTAAGTGGATGGAATGTTCCAGGTGTTAAAACTATTTGTCATTATGGTAGTAATTTAAGAGGAACAATTTATTCTCAAGGAGAATGTCAAGTTAGTTCTATAAACAAAGGTAGTACTGGAGAATACATAGTATATCACAATGTTGGTCATACAAATTATGTAGTATTATGGCAAGGGCAAGCACGAACTAATTCTCCTTATTCAGATTCTTCTGGATTTAGAGGAACTGTGGGAGTAACTTCTACATCTTCTAGTTCATTTAAAATGATTTGTGTGGACACAGATAACAATAAACATGATATTGGTGATAAGTATACTGCAATTGATTTAGTAATTTTAGGTTACGCTCAATAATATGGAAGAAAAAATATATTTACTTTGTTCAAGTGGAATGATAGAAGCCCCAGAGGATTGGTATAAAGGATTAAAAGAAAGTGAGTTTGTAGACTCTTACGAAGGATTACTTCAAGGAGGTTACATGCATCCATCTAGTGAACAAATAGAATTTAATTTAGCAAATCCTAATCTAGATTTATATAACGCTTTCTATATGATTCCTAAAGATACAGCTGTGGTCAATGAGGAAATAAGAAAGCATAGAGAGAATTTATATAATACTAGTACAGATAGACTGTATATGGCTTATGTAAAATATAGAGAATTTGGAGAGGAAGAGAAAGCTGCAGCAGCATATCAAGAATGGAGAGAAGCAGTAGAAAAAATAAAACAAGATAATCCATACTCATTATAATATGATTAAGAATAATGTATATTATGAATGGTTCGCAAGTATAACCGTACCCAATCCAGATCAGGTTGGGTACTGGGTTGACTTGGGAGCAGATTCAAAAGGTAGAATAATTAAAGTTTACAATCGTGATATAGAAAAATGGATTGTACTCTTTGATGTAAGTAAAGATGACTATGTACCACCATTCATTGGTTCTAATGGCAACTGGTGGGTAGACAATAGAGATACTGGGGTAAAAGCTACTGCAGAGACTCCATATATAGGTGAGAATGATCATTGGTTTACTTATGATCCTATCAACAAAGTATATGTAGATACAGGTATAGAAGCTCGTGGTCTTAGTGCTTATGATATTGCAGTTAAATTAGGTTTTGAAGGTAGTGAACAAGATTGGATTGATAGTTTAAGCAAAGCATCTGAAGATGCAGCTATTGCTGCACTAGATGCAGCTAACAAAGCAAATGAAGCTGCAGATAAAGTTAATCAAGCTGTAGAAGAAATTGAAGGTATAGTTGACGATACAATAGCTGCTACTGATAAAGCTGAAGAGATTGCTAGTAATCCACCAAAGATCGTAGATGGTGATTGGTGGATCTATGACTATGATACTAAACAATATGTTAATACTGGTATAGCTGCTATTGGTGATGCTTTCACTTACAAGAAGGAATATCCTTCAGTAGAAGCAATGGAAGCTGATTGGGGTACTGCTGATGTAAAGTTAGGTGAGTATGTACTTATTAATACTGGTAATGTAGAAGATCCTGATGATGCTAAGGTTTACTTAAAGACTCAAGAAGGTTGGAAGTTCATTGTTGACTTATCTGGTATGCAAGGTATTCAAGGTTGGTCAGCATACGAAGTAGCAGTACAACACGGTTTCGTAGGTACTGAAGCAGAGTGGGTTCAATCATTAAAACAACCTGCATTAGATGCAGCAGCAGAAGCATTAGAAGCTAAAGCTCAAGTAGAAGCTACTGAACAAGCTGTTAAGGAAGCAGAAGCATTACGTGTTACTGCGGAACAAGGTAGAGTCAATGCTGAAAATACCAGAGTAAGTAATGAAAATACACGTATTTCTAATGAAGACAGTAGGAAAGCAGAAGAGTCTAAAAGGGTAACTGCTGAGAATGAGCGTATTGCTGCAGAGAACTCTAGAAAGTCTGAAGAGGATATTCGTAAAACTAATGAAGCTAATCGTATATCTGCTGAAAGTTCTAGAGCTAGTGCAGAAACATTAAGAGCATCTGCTGAAGTTGAACGCAATACAAATGAACAGAAAAGAATTGAGGAAGAAACAAAGAGAATCAGTTCTGAAGAGGGAAGAGTTGCAGCTGAAACTAAACGTGTAGATAACGAAGATGCTAGAATAGCAGCTGAAACAGCTCGTGATACAGCAGAACAGGAAAGAGTGTCAAATGAAGCCACTAGACAGGCAAATGAGGCGATTAGAGAGACTCAAGAGGCTGCAAGGGAAAAGAATACAGCTGATGCTATAACTGCCGTAAATGAGGCTAAAACAGCTGCACAACAGGCTACTACAAATGCAACTACTGCTACCAATAATGCTAATACTCAGGCTAATAGAGCTAAAGAATATGCAGACAATCCTCCCAAAGTAGGAGATGATGGTTATTGGTATCTTTGGGATGAAGTTAATGATGTATATGTAAATACAGGTTGGCCATCTTCAGGTATCATCTTGAAAGGTAGTCTTGATAGTCCAGAAGATTTAAATGACATTGTAGACCCACAGCTTAGTGATTCTTATATTGTTGGTACAGACTTATACTTTTGGAATGGTACTGAATGGGTTAATATGGGTAGATTTCAAGGACCTCAAGGAGAACCCGGTAAAGATGCTGAACTTAGTAAAGCAGCTATTGAAGCTGTATTAGTAGGTGAAGTAACTACTCATACTCATGATACTAGGTATTATACTAAGGATCAAACTGATGCTAACATAAAGGTAGTAGCAGATGACCTTGCTAACAATTACTATAATAAATCCCAAGTAGACAGTAAATTTACTTCTGTATATATTTTCAAAGGATCTGTAGATACGATTGAAGATTTACCTATTGAAGGTAATGTCATTGGTGATGTATGGAACGTTCGTAAAAATGATACTAACTATGCATGGACAAGTGAAGGTTGGGATGCATTAGGTGGTACTGCTGAATTAGCTTCATTAACATCTAATG